AGTAGAGCATGCAATCTTATAGGATAAGTATATGGTTGTAATGTTGTATTAAATTCTAATCCTGGGTCTCCTAATATAGTCATTGTTCCATTATACATACTATTAGCATAAGCATCATTATATTTCCATCCTTCTTCGGCAGCTGTTGGTATTGCATTTAATGGTCTCACTTCGCCACCATTTAACAATTGTTTTGTGTAACTTTTTCCAGGTGTTGTATCATCTAATTCTTTTGCAGTTTCTATAAATGTTACATAAGTAGTTTGACCTCCTACATTTTTTGCGTTTACTTTTAAATTTATTTTTTTTGAATCATTATCAAAAGTTGTTACTCCAGACAATACAGCAAATTCATTTTGATTTTGAATACTTAGATCTTTTACTATACTCTTATATGGATTATTTGGTCCCCAAATATATCTTTTAATTTTTGGAATCATTACTGGTTTTCTATAATAAAGAACTATATACTCATGAGATACATCATCGCCTTTAACGTCATTTGTTGCTTTTTTACTAGATACCAAAAACCATTTAAGAGGTGCATATCTTCCAGTTTCACAAGTTTCCACTTCTTCTCCATTTATATCAAATTTTTTAGGTTCATTTTTATTGCTTCTTATTGGTTTTGGTGGGCAAGCATTACAAAAGTCATCTAGTAAATTAGCAACAGTTTTATATAATGCTCTTTCTCCAACCTTGTAGTTTCTTAAAGCAGATTCTCCTCCTAACTTTAATGTTATTTTTTTTAACATTTCAGGTTTTATATCATTGTTATCATCGTTTTCAACTGTATTATCACTTTTAAATTTTGATGCTTCTTCCTCGGACAAACTTTTTAAGTCTATTTGCATATTAAAACATTTTAATATGTCTTTACTTTCGTCATCATTATCTGGCATAAATAGTATTTTTGGAATAGAACTATCTTTTACTTCTCCATATTGATTTGAATTAAATATTCTTTCCAATATATATAAAACATCCAAAGGGTAAGAAGTAATTTCGGCATATCTTTGTAAAAATCTTTTTCTATATACACTTACATTAACAGACTCTATTGCTTTAATAGTATATTCTATACCATTTGCTCTTAATGTTGTATTATATCCTATTATCATATATTTCTTTTGATAAGACATAACTGTTGTTTGATCTGGACTATTCCATTTGTCTTTTTCTGCAACGCTTGATCCTATATCATTTCTTACATTTAAACTATTATCTAATACTATAGCTGTTTCGGATTTTTCTCTAGCACTTCCAGTTATTTTAAAATCTTTTGTTACAGAAAATGCTCCTTCGGTTTTTTCAGCTTTTACATCCCACCAACGGTAATTCCTTTGATCAGAACTTCCTTTATTTCTTAAATATGCAGCTAATTTTTCAGAACCTTCTACTACTACCTTTCTTGCTGATTCGCCCTCGCCCTCCAATCTTCTTATACGTTGATTTCTATCACAATAACCATATCTAATCATTAGATTTTCACAAACCATTTCATTTAAATCATTATTTAATTTTATATAATTTTCTGGCAACAAACTGTTATTTGCACTTAATGGCTCATAACTGTTGTTTGCTTCTACAGTTTCTTCTGTACGCTCTGGTGTATCTGGCTTCAGTGCTTGTTTTATTAATGTTTCCAAAGAATACACTCTTTTTTTAGAATCTGTTTTACTGTCTCTTTCATAATCTTTATTGAATAATATTCCATATTGATAAGAAGCAAAATCTTTATCAAACAATGTAAGAGTTATAGTTTTAACACCAGTATCTTCAACTGTTAAATTTTTAAAATATGGATGATGAACAGAATCTATCATATTCCAATTATAACTTCTATATTTGGTATTATTTTCCTTATCTTCGACCATTGTATAAGTATCTCTAAAATATGCTTCAATATAAGGAGTCATACCAGAATAAAAGTCATAGTATTTGTCAACATTAATTAATTGTTGTTCTTCTGGTTTTTTGAAATTATTTGTTGCTAACCATTCGTTTAATGAATTTGCTATTTCCTCCATTTGAACTCTTGAAGATTTTTGTGACATTTCTTCAACAGTTGTTGGCTCTTGAGTACATATTACATCCATAAAATAGCACTCATGATATTTTTTATCTACAGTTTCAGTGTTATTAAAAATACTTAATTTATTTTCTGATGATTGACTAGCATCTAATTCTTTTCCATCTACTTCTTTTCCATCAGTATCATAAATACATGCTAATCTTTTGGATACTTTCAAACCAGCATTTGATATACAAGTTATTTCTACTTTGCTTATAGTATATTTATCATAATCTACTTCTTCTTCTGCCGAAGCGGCAGAACTTACCTTGGCAGGATCAAAAGCTGCTTTTACTCTTTCTACGAAACTATTACTTCTTGCTACTCCTGTTTTTCTTCCTGTGGTTTCATTTGTTCCTGCTTTATTTATAGCACTAGTTACTAATTCACAAAATTTTCCATATTTATCAGTAGCATTATTTATTGCATTTATCGGATTATTATCTTCATCTTCTAGAAAAGAAAAAAAGCCCGTTGTACCTTCTTTTTCACTGCCTCCTGGATCTCCATTAAAAGCCATGTTTATAAATAAATCATATTGATCTTGTGTTAATTTACTTGCTATTGGCCCTCCACTATTTTTCCATTTAGTTATTTGATTTTTACATGTTATCATATCCGATGCTATGCTTGGAAACATATTATTAAATTCTGGAACTACTTTGCGAAATCTTACAGCAGCATTTCTTATATATTGGTCTATGCATAAACCAAATTGTTCTCTTATACGTTCATCACTAATCTTATATCCACTTAAAAGTTCATTCGCTTCTCTAAAATATTCTGGATAGTTTTCTTTGTTTATTTTTTCAAATGTACGTATGTCATCATTTTGTCCAGTACGTTTTGTTGTTTCTTTTAAAGATAATCTTTTATGTCCACCATTATGTTCTACAATATAATATTCTTTTGTAACACCGTTAACCGTTTTTATATTTGCTTTTAAATAGTCATCTAACCCAGTCCAAACTTCATTTACTTTTTTGACAATACAATTTGTAAAACCAATTCCCCAAGTTAAGTTTCCAGGCTCATCCAAATAAAAATAATTTACTTTTTTTTCGCATGAAACTAAATAATCATACCCAGCATCCGACAAGCCTATTGTTGTCCAAGATTTATTTGTTTTTGGTATTTCCAGTTGCTTGTCACCGATTTTGTTATTTTGAAAATAATAATTATTATAACCATTATGAGGAACTTCGCAAGAAATTTCATAAATTATATCTTCTGGGTTTATTTCTTCTTTTTCATTATAATTTTTTATTTTTTCTGTTATATAAGTATTAGTTTCCGCAGGTGTTCCATGTACTTCTGCTAAATAGCTGTTATAATCTCTGCTTCTAGTATTTGCGTAATTTGTGTTCCATATTAAATCCAATACAACATCTGGTATTTGTTTTAATTTATTTGTATATATTAATTTATCATTACAATTCGGATCTCCCTCACTACCTGTATAACCATATATTTTTAAATCATATTTAACATAATTTTTGTTATTTCCATGATAAACATCTATGACATCAGTTCCACTAATCCAAGGAATTTTTGTTGTAGAAGCAAACGTTGGTTCTTGTATGTCATTTGCTTTATCTGTAATAATAAATAAGTATTTGTTTAACCTATCTTTTATCTGGTTAACTTGCTTTCTTTCTGGTAGGTATTGTGTATATATTGTTTCATTTACAACTTTATTATTTGTATTATCTATTCTTGCATAATATTCTTTAACAGCATTTTTTACATCGTTTTTGTCTTTAGGATCAAGAGTTACTAAAACTGGATATAAATAATATTCATTCTGTTGTGCTATTTGTTCTTCTGTTTGCTGAGCAGTAGTTGTGTTAAAACTTGCTGGCAAACTGAAATTAAATCTATATATATTATAATCTACATAGTATCCACTTTCTACTTCTTTATTAAAAAAAATTAAAGAAATAAAATCTATATCTGATGTTTTATATTTATTAAAATAAATAATTCCATTTTTTATACTTACACCTTTTTTAAATGCTATTGAAAAACCTATTAAGCTGAAATTTTCTTTTATATCATCTATGCTTTTTAGATAAATAGTTTTTCCAAGTCTGTCTATTTTTCGTTCATTTGGTTGTGTTAAATATAATTTTTCTGAAATTGAAAACTTTTTCTTTATAACGCTACTTCCATCTGTTTTATTTATAATATTTTCACCACCTATTGAAATTATATTATTATATACAGTTGCTTTATAGTCTCCTATTTGTTTTTTTTGATTAGTACTTCCATAAGCAGGCATAGAAGATATATAATAATTTTTAAAATCATTATCATTAATATCATTATATTTATCAAAAAAATTTTTCATATTAATATATTCAGATGCTGAATATCCTTTTAATTCTTTATCAAAAATTACAGTATTTTCTATTCCAGTATTTACTTGTGCTGACCCATCTAAAAGATTACTTAATGTATATTTGGTATTTCCATTCGCTTCTATTAAATCTTTTATAATTTGTTTGGTCTCTTCGTCTGTATTATTGCCTAAACGTCCTAAAGCATCAGCATAATTACTCATCTTTTTCCTCTTTTAATTATCTTAATAAAAAAGCCGCCTATATAGGCGGCTTAAACAATTCAAAATAATAAAATTAAGCTGATTCAGTCTGTGATTTGGAATCGCTAACCTTAATGGCAAGATCATATTTGAATGTTGCTGTGATTTCACAAGCATCACCAGAACTGTAATCCAAACCTGAACCCCAATCAATATTTGATGGATAAATACCAAACAAGTTCCAACATCTAATAATATTTCCAGCTGGGTCTAGCTGTGCCAATGAAGCAGAAGTAGCATATTGCGTCTTATAACCCATCTGTCCTGTAAGTGGATTATAAATCATACAAGACCAATCATACAAAATATCACCAGCACTACTCTCATTCATACTATCACTTGAATTTCTAATAAAATCATAGAAAGTACAAGAAATATCAGTCCAAGTAGGATTACCAGCAAATTTATACTGTTCGTTCATACGATTTATAACTGTATCTGCATAAGTAATAGCTGGAGCATTACAAGTTTTGGCTACAAAAGCCAATGCTACTGGTTGCTCAGTACTATTTCCTGGAATAGCAGCAAATTGAAAAATCCAATTATTTTTCTTCAAAGGCTGCATTTTAAATGATCTACTATCTGAAATTTTTAAAGCCATATAAATCCTCTTTCTTTATAAATAACTTTATTTTTTCAGATAGTACAATTATTTTTAGGACACTTTTACAATAAGTATACTAAAAATCTTTTCCTCTATATAAAATTCTTTGGTTTGAGCTTCCTCTGAATCTTAGGCTTGGATCTGCTTTATTTATATCAAACTTTCCATCTATTAGGACATCTATATTATATAATATATCATTACTATATAATTCTTCTATATTATATCCTGTCCAAACCCAAATATCTTTTTTTACTCCAAATTTTTTTCTAAAAGATTTTATTATTTTTTCCAAACTTTCTATATTGTCAAAAGGTTCTCCACCCAAAATAGAAATTCCTTGTATATAATCTGGTTCTATTGATTTGAGAATTTTATCTATAACTTCTTCCGTTAATTCATTTCCAGAATTAAAGTCCCAAGCAATCTTATTAAAGCATCCTTTACAATGAAGTGTACAACCAGACAAATAAACGGCAGTTCTAACACCTTCACCGTTAGAAGCACAATTATATTTTACAGTAAAATAATTTCCCATATTATCTCTAAAAAACAGGATACCATTTTAGGTATCCTGTAAAATTCTACTCTAAATGAATGACTCTATGATATATATCATCCAATCTTCCACGGTTTGTTTCACCAGCATTTACTTTACCAAGATAACCACAAATTCTAGCAACTACATTTAATAAAGCATCATCAGAATTTCCACACTTTGGACAAGTAAATTTAAAATTACCATCTTCTGTTTTTGACAGAGGTATTGTTCCTTGGTATCCACATTTATAACAAACGCCTATAATCCTATTTATTTCAGCATAAGCAATATTGTCATACATAAATCTAAGCAATGATAATATTGCATCTATATTATTTGTTAAATCACCTGTTTCTACATAGGATACTGCTCCACCCTTTGTAAGTGCTATATATTCTCCTTCGAGCTTCAATTTAGAAAAAGCGTCTATTTCTTCTCTAGGATCTACATGGTATGAATTAACAATATAATCTTTATTGGTTATATTTGTAAATACTTCATTTTGTCCAAACTGTTTTTGTATTGCCAAGGCAAACTTATATGTTAGGCTTTCTTCGGGCGTTCCATACAAAGAATAACCAAGATGTTCTTTTTCTTTCCAACTATCAAGAATTTTATTAATATATATTAAAATCTCTTTAGATAATTGTATTCCTTTTTTTGTTGTATTAGATTCTCCTATTAAAGCTATACAAGTTTCAAACAATCCAACATATCCTACAGAAATACTAGGTCTATCTGGATATTTATCCATTATTTCTCCAACTGTTAATTCTGGATTTTCATTGTTTCTATAAAGCCCTCCATACATCCAAAGTATTGGAGAATTCTTTGCTTTTATTTTTCTTACTTGTTCATTTCTAATTTTTAATCCTTCATGAACAAGCTCTAATCTTTCATTTAAAATATTATAAAATACTTCAAATCTTTTATCTATATTATCTGGTTCTGCTTCTCTGGCTTCCATAGCTATATAAGGAAGATTAACAGTTATTACTCCATTGTTCCATCTACCATAGGTTTTTGGAGTTCTTACTATTACTTTATCATTTTCTACTCTAATAGGCCAACCAGTATTACCATTAAAATCAATAGCTACATTAGTTATATCTTTAGGTAAAGAAGAATATTTTATTTGATTATTATAATTTATATTTTCTTTATAAGCACCATTATATTTAATATTTCTTGATGTAATTTTTTGCCAATAAAAAGCAGTATTTATTGGATATTCTACATCTTCCCAAACAGGTGATAACCAAGATCTACATCCCATAGAAGAAATTATTTGACCGCTTTTTATTTCTCTTGATTTCTTTTCTGAATTTATATCTGGCTGATTTCTTATAGAAATACATTTAGCAGCCAACTTTGTCAAATAATAATAAGGATCTCTTTTTTCCAAGTTTAGACCTTCACATTCCCAATATAATAGTTTTGGGAACAAAGGTGATACATATTGCCCTGATTTATCCTTAACTCCTTTGATTCTTCTTTTTAATATTTCTTCTATTATAAAAGCAAGCCATTTTTTATCAAAGTCATTTGATGCTTCTCTCAAGCAAAGAACATTTGAACAGAATGGTGTTTGTCCATTAGAACTATGATGACAAAGGATCTGATACTGATAGGTTTTTATTCCTACGTGTATATCTCTCTTTACCATTTTTTCTACCATCTTATTATAATAAGAACTTGAATTAATAAGTCTTCTTTTCCAATTTGGAATTTCTTCCATTAATGTAAGAAGTTCTATTTTACAATCTTCTATCGTTGATTTAACGAATGGAAGTAAATGTGCCCAAGTTATTGTCTGTCCACCATACTGAGAACCAGAAACTATTAAAGAAATTTGAGCTGCCAAATTACAAGCTGTGGAAAATCTTTTTGGCTTATCTATCCAAGTATCTCCCATCATAAATCCATTGTTTAACATTTCTTCCAAATTAATAAGATCACAATTATGAAGTTTCATACCATAATAATCAGCATCATGCCAATGTATCAAACCTTTTTTGTGAGCTTCCCATAATTCTTTTGGGAGAGTTTTTTCTGCTAATGATTTACAAACAATACCAGCCAAATAATCTCTTGTTGATGAATTTACATCTATATGTTTGTTGGCATTATCTCCTCTTGCTTCCGAGCTTTCTCCAGAAATGATAGCCAAAGCATTTTCTTCAATTGAAGAAAATTTCTTTTTGTCTTTTTTACCTTGCCTAAAAATAATGTAAGCTTTAGCAATTTCATATTTATTATGTTTTACTAAAGCTGCTTCTACCATATCTTGAATATCTTCTACTTTGGCAGAATTAAATTTTGATAATTTCTTCTGAACAGTTTCTACAACTTTTAGAAGTTGTTGTTCATTCATCCTTAAATCTTCTTCTACAGAATTATTTGCTTTCTTTACAGCATTTGTAATCTTATTTACATCGAACTTTTGTTCGACTCCATTTCTTTTAATTACAACCATAAAACTCCTTTATCTAATGTTAGATTAACTTATCAAAAATAATTTTACTATATATTTAGTGTTTTGTCAAATAAAAAAACCAGAGTGCTTTAGCACTCTGGTTAGAATCAAAGAGCAAAATTATTAAGATTTCATATCAAACCTTTCATCATCGTTCTTTAATGCTTCCAAACCTTCTGGCTTAGGAGGATAAAGTTTATTTACCCAATAAATAGAATCAGAAATAGCAAATTTGAAAATATCTTCTACTATCTTCTTGTATTTTTCTCCAACAGTTGAGTCTATTTCTTCGACTCTCTTTGTAGCATTAGGAACTATCTTGGCAGCATTATCCATTTTAGCTTTACCATACTGTGGCGGATTATTTCCTGCTCTTCTAGCCACTATTTCATTGGCTTTGTTTATCATATCTTTGTCTGTCCAATATTTATCACCCAATTCTTTTGAGCTTGGTTTTATCTTGTCAAACTCACTGAACGTCCATATAGCAGATTTATGTCCACCATTCTTTTCCTTCATAGCTTTAACAAATCTATCAGCACTAAACTGATTTATATTCCATTTAGAAACCAATCTTTTTCTTATATCATCCAATACATGATCGTTTACAATTGATAAATTTATCAATTCTGTATTAGATGGAAATGCTTTCTTATATAATGTGCTTATAGCAATCTGGAACATAGAATTTGGCCAATACCTTAATGAATATGGTGTCCTCATTCCTTTCTGTGAAATCAAAGAGGTCATATATCTTGAATACTGTGTTTTTCTATCGCCACCATCAAACAATGTAAAGTTGTGGTGCTGGAAAATTTTTCCTTTTTTGCCTTCTATAACACTCTTAAGAGTTTTTAATTCTTCTTGAGCAGAAATTACGCCTGGATCATTTTTTTGAACTGCTTTTCTTGCTTTAGCATCTGCTTTTGCATTGGCAAGTTTTTCTTTGGCTGCATTTAAAGCTTCTTCATCTTTTTCAGATTTTCTTCCAGTTAAGGCATTTGTCAAATCTTTTTTATTTTTCTCTTGCCATTCATCTCTGGTCATGGCCTTCTTGATTTCTCCACCATTTCTATCTCTATAAGCTTTTGAGTCTGGCATTACCCAATTCTTCTTAAGAATTTTCGGAAGAGCTGCTGCTATCTCTGCTCCAGTTTTCATATCTCCATTTTTTACAGCTTCAAGAAGTCTTAATCTTTCTCCATTAAGCTTTAATCCTTTTACAACATTATTATAAAGTGATACCAAAGAAGTATCGGAATTAAGAATTATCCATTTTGCTACTTTTTCATCTTTCTTAACAAGATTATCATAAATACAAGCTATAATAGTTGCCAAATTACGCTTTCTATTTGGGCCTGTAAAATGCTTTTCTAGGAAGATTGTATTCTTTAACTCTTCTTCTGTATAACCAGCAGAGTCTACCATAGATACAGCTTTAAGATCATCTTTTGACCACAAACCAGGAGCATACTTATCAGCAAAGAATTCTGCTTCTGATGGTGAAGAAACTGCTAAATCTCCTCTCTTAGCTGCCGACAACTCTCCTTGCTCATTTGAGTGGTGGTCTGAACCGAAATCTGGTTTTACCATAGCACACCAATAATCTTTAGCATTGCTTGGTGTTATAACTCCTTTATCTTCTTTTCCCCAAGAACAATAAGCTTTTAATCCATCATACAACTCTTCAATAGAAGAAGCTGTAAATTTATTTTCAGCAACTTTAAACTTAGATTTAAAGATCTTTTCAAAATCTTTTAAATTTGAAATTTTATTGAAGTCTCTGCTATTAACAAATTTTACAAATTCATTAACATCTCCTTTAAAAGCAAGAAGTTTGTTAAAAGTATCCCAAAGTTTTGCTTTTGGATATTTAGCATAATCTGTTACTCCTACCCATTGAGATTTGTTTTTAGGTTGGAACTTTGAACTTTCTTTAACGCCTATCTTTTTTGTTTTCTCATCATCTCCATACTGAGCGAATTCTACCGTGATTCTTTCTTTTGGAATTCCTTGTTTTATTAACTGCTTTACCATAGAAATTCCAGAAACCACACCATCCAAGTCAAGCTAGTCAACATGACATACTACTTTTGCAGATTTTATTCCGTGCTGTAGATGCAAGGATTCTGACAAAAGAGCGTCATGTTGATTGGCTACCTCCTTGGAAAAAATATTATGTTTAAATTTATTTAAAATTGTTTCTGTAAACATTAATTTTTTCTCCTATGAACTTAACTTTCTATAATGGAAGCCTTTTATTTCTTTGTTATTTTTTATATAATACGATATACTGCTTCTACTTACATTTATTTTTTTTGATAATTTTTGTAAAGAATCAAAAATTTCATTATCTATTAATTTTCTATCTTTTCTTTTGGCATAGTTTATAAGCACTATATAATTTTTATTATAATCCATGTTTACTATCTATCTATTTACTCCACCTAACTTATCTGCCCATTTTTCCCATGGTTGATTATAATACCATTTCTCTCTTTTGTTATAATCCCAGTCTATATGATACCATCTGTCATAGATGTTTCCTAAAGCCGATGGTATTCCTATAATTATTAAATATAACCAACCTAAATAAGTTGATTGTATTTGATGACCATGTTCATGCTTTGCTGTATTTTTAATTGAACGAGATTTTTCTTGCTTATAATAAACTAGTATATAGTTTCCCAAAGAAACTCCAGCATTGAATACTCCTTTCTCGACAAACCAAACTTTAACACCATCGATTTCTGACAGATGTTTTTGAGATTTTTTATTTAAACCGAGGATAATTAAAGCAATTAAATTTTGAGGCAACTGCCATAAATATAATAAAAATTTTTTCATAAAATTAACTTTTTAAACCGAACGGACAATTTAGGTTTCAGAAATGGACAAAAATGTCTGTTCTATAGTAATAGTACTAATATAGCTAGAAAATTTTTTTAGTTTACAAAAATTTAAGTTAAATGTATAATTCCTTCGAGAGGTAGAAAAATGAATAATATAAATAAATTTTTCTCAGAAATCGAGGATCTTGTTTATTCTTCAACAAATAAACAAGATGCAGATGATTTAATAAAAGGATATACCAAATTGTTTAATTTGGTAAAATTTGATGATTACAAACTATCTTTTCAAAAAGATCTAAAAATAGCTATCAAGCACAAAGCATTTGCCAACAAAATAATCTTACATTACTCAAATAACAGTTATTATATAAACAACCAACCAATAGAATTACATTCAATAAATGATTTATTACCAACTTATTTTATAATAAATGAACTTGACAAAAAATAAATTATCATTATTATTTCTTAAATAAGAATTAAAGGAGAAAAGATGGAAAAAGTATTTACTTCCTCAGTAAAGAATTATATTCAAAGAAATGGATTTGTAATGGTCTCAAACTTATTATTCGATTATCAGCAAGAATTAGGAATTACAGAAAGTGAATTATTATTTATAATAAAAATCTTAAAAAATAAAAATAACCCAATTATACATGATAGAGATTTAGATCCGACAGTATGTTCAAAAACATTATCAAGAAAAAGAAACTCTTTAAGGGATAAAGGGCTATTAAACTTCTCAACAGTAAAAACTCAAGATGCAGAAACAGGAACTTTCAAAACAGATGGTGTAAGTTATGATCTTTCACCACTTGAAGAAAAGCTTCAGATTATTTCAGATAGAATAGAGTCAGAAAGAACAAAGAAATTAGAAGAAAATTTAAGCAAAGAAAACAAAATAGTAGAATCAAGAGATGATTCTCCTTTGGAAAAATATAAGAAAGATTATCTTAACTATTATGGTCTTGAGTATGTATTGAACGCTTATGAAATAAAGAAATATAATTCCTCGTCAGACGAAGAAAAGAATGCAGTTGCTTATATATTTAATTATTGCTCAGATAATAATTTATTTGGAAAAATAGTACCAAGATTGTCATTGTTCTTTAAAACAAAATTTAGATTTGATTCTTTAATGGAATATTATAAAGAGAATATTCAGATAGAAGAATATGAGGAAAATAAAGATAGACAAAATAATTTAAATGAACGTATTAATGAAATATATAAAGAATATTATCCAACAAAAGAAAATTATGCTTTCTATAAAGCAGTAGAAAGAATACTATCAAGATTTTCATATAATGGAGAAGAAATAAATGAAGCAATCTATAGATTAATAGACAAGGCTTATGAAAATACATTAAAGGAGTAAAATATGTTAAATGATATAATAGAAAATTTTAATTGGTCAGGTAATAGAAGTTTGGTTATAAAAATAAATAAAGATTATAACACTATAAAGGTAGGAGATTACTTTTTTCCATCAGTAGAAGATCTTAATACTTTTATAAACAAACTTTCTGATATATCAGAAAGTTTAACAGAAGGAGAAAGTAAATGAAATTCAAAGATATATTTGACAGAGAAGTAATTACTGAAGCTCATGTTAGAAAAGGATTAAAAATTTTCTATGAAATAGATTTAAATTTAATAAAGCCAAAAGAAGAAAAGCCAGAAGCAGCACCTGCTCCAGAGACTCCACCAACACCAGAGCCAACACAACAGCCCGCACAATCTGAAACTCCACAACCAGAAGTTAATACTACACAAACCACTGAAACACCATCAGCCCAAGCACCACAACAGCCAACAGCAGGTAATAATGTGGATATTAGTGGATTAATGGCTTCTGTATATACAGAAGATGAGGCTTCTGAAAATAGTGAAGATAAAATTATGAGACATTTTAATGGAGAATATGTTTGTTCAGCAGACCAAGCAGATAATATTCAAACATTTGATGATCTGTTAACAATTCTTTCAGAAGTAAAGAAAAACGGTATAAATATATTAGATGATTTTAGCAAAGAAATCATAACGCTTTGTGCTAACCAAAAATATGATGAAATAAAAACAAAGCTTGATAAAAAATCTAAGATTTTTGCTGAGATTTATTTTGGTTATAAAAAGGATGATTCTGTTGGTGTAAGATTTAAGAAACCAGAAAGTTCTGATAGTTTGAGTTCTTCTATTTTGATAAATAATCAAATTGTTACTTTAACAAAATTTAATCTTGAGAGAGTAAATCAAAAAATAATTGAATATAGAAATTACGAAGCAGAAAAATCTTGACAAAATAAAATATAAATGATAAAATAAATTATAAATGCGAAAGCATTTAAATAAATAAATCCTTTATTCTTATCCTTACCCTAGCTTAACATGCTAGGGTTTTTTATTTGACAAAAAAATAATATTAAAATATAATTAATTATAATTTGGAGAAAAATAAATGGATTATTTAGATGATAATTATGATGATGAAGATAATGATTTAATAAATTATGATGAAGAAATAGAAGAAGATAACAGTGAAGAACAAGAAATAGAAGAAAAGCAAAAATCAATTTTAAGCGATCTTGTTAAAAATAAAAAAGGAATGTATTTTGATGAAGAACTCGTCAAAGGATTAATAGTAGAACAATACCAGCCATTTTTGGATTATGAAGTAAATGAGAAAGGCAAAAAAGTTTGTGTAAGTAGAGAAAGAGCTTCTAAAGATGTAGAAAAAGAAATAATGGCAAATTTATTTTTAATAGCAAACGCAATAATCAATAAGTATCGTTATTGGCGATTTGAACCATTAGAAGATTTACAAGCAGAAGCTTTAAAGGCAATGTGGTATTACCTTCCTAATTTTACTCCTGGAAAAGGTAGTGCCTTTGATTTATTTAGTATTATTTGTAAAAGACATTTATTAAATTTTACATTAAAAAATTACAAGCATAGAATTACTGGAGATATAGAAGAATGTTTTGACGTTTCAACTCCAGAAGAAGTAAATTATACAATAGTATTTGATAATTTGGAAAAAAGTTTATTGTCTGTAATCAATAGACATTATATAGGTCAGAAAAGAAAAAAATATATAGAACTTACATCTATATTAATGGAATATATAGTTAAGAATGGTAAAATAGTTGGAAAGAATGATTTATTGTCAGCTTACAAAGAATATAATTTTAAAAGTATAGAATACAAAAAATTTATAGAAGATTTGTTAAAATATAAAGATGAAATTTATGATATGGTAAGATAGATAAAAGGCGAGGGTTTTCCTCGCCTTTTATCTTTAATATCAACCAATGTTTTTTGCCATTTTGTTTATGTGAATATATTCTTCTTTGCTTATTTTATTTTTTAATTCTTTTAATTTTAAAAAATTATATTTTATATTATCATGTACTGATAAATCAAGAAAATCAAAACAAGCTTCATCATCATTATCAAAATCATCAGGATCATCAAAATCTCCATTTATTAATGATAAATTTAAAGAATCTTCTTTATTATTTAATAATAATAAGCCTATATTTTTATTATTAAAATAGCAACTAAAATATGGAATTCCTTTAACTTCTCCTATGTTTCCTAATGATTTACTTATTTTTTTTAATCTTTTTATTTTATAATTATTTTTTATTGGTATAAAATCTCCATATTCGCTTTGTTTTATATAATTTTTTAAAAGTTTTGTATAATCTGCTATTTCTCCGCCTTTGCCAAAAGCATTAGATTTATATTCTTTGGACATATTTATATCTTGCCAAGTTTTACCATCATCAACACTGTATTTTCTAAAAATTGCATTTTTAGGTTCAAAAATTATACAAACATCACCATCATGATTTCCGTGAAAAATAATACCAGCACATTTTGAATGTAATTTAGTACCACTTATAATAAAATCAGTATATTTTTTAATATTGGTTTTAAATCGTTTATTCTGTTCGGCAATTATTTCATTATAAGACTTATTAGTTCCCCAAACTTTATTATATACTTCTGGTAAAAATATAAAAAAATTTTTAATTCCTTTTATATGTATTCTATATAAATATTCACCATATCCTTTATTATTACTAGATTTTGTAAAAACTGTATACAAACCAGGCCCATATAGATTACCAGCACCAGCACCACTTTTCCATTCATTTTTTTCTAACCATTTTGTTATATTTTCTGGTGTGCTTTTGCTTCTGTGATAAACCGTTCCTATATTTCCATAAATTTCTTCATTGAGTATCATACTTTTAACTTAAAAAAGTTAAAAATATATGATAGATTTAGATGATTATTATAAAAGAATAGAAAGAAAAATGACAGGAGAATTAAAATCTTCTGGTCAAATGGAAGGAGGGTTTTGGCAATCTATTGGTAAATTCATAGAAGCTGGCTCTTCTAAAAGAGGACAAATGTTTGAAAATATGCTATCAAATACAGAAAGAATAATGACTGGTCAAAAGAAGCATGGTTTTGAACAAAATAAAAAATCCGAGTTAGATAAATTAATAGAAAAAGGAGCAAAAGATGGAACAGGAGCTTGATTTAAGTAAGATTGCTGAATTTATGAATTCAGAACCAGAAACTGAAATTGATAAATCCGAGGTAGAAAATACATTAGAGTATATAGATACTCAATTGGCAGCGGTGAAAGAAAATACAAAAAATCTGACCACCAAAGAAGAAGCAGAAGTACAAGAACACAGCATAGAAGATTTAACACAAATAGCTCTAAAACAGATGAGTAAAATAGATAAAAAAACAGATGAGATTTATGATTTATTTTATGGCCCACTAGCTTTAAGACAGGATAAGAGTGATGCTTCAAAAGTTGCCTTACTAGATTCTCAAAGAATCAAAGTTGAGATGATCAACGCACTGGCTGGATTAGCATCTGCAAAAGCAAAATTAGAAATGGCAAAACAAAAACAAATAACTGGAAATACAGGTATTTATGTTAATACACAAAGTGGTGCAGATGTTGGAATTTCTTTAAGTAATTTATGGGAAGGTACTAAAGAATAAACGAAAAGGGATACCGAACTGTATCCCTTTATTTATCTAATAGTTAAAATATTTTTTACTATCATAATCTTTTGGATATTTACAATTATAATAGACTATATTATTAAATCCTTTTTCTTTTAGTTTATTTATATCTTCTTTTATTTCTTTGTCATTTTTTAAATATGATGGTAAATAAATTTTATTTATCAAATCAAGAGTTATATATTTGCCTTCTGGAAGCTTTACTCTACTTTCCATTTTTTCTTTTTTGCTATGAAAAATTTTAAGCTCTCTTTCTATAAACTCTAATTCTTTTTTACCATTATTATTTAGATACATTGAAAGCTTTTTCTTCAGGTTTTCAAATTCATCTAATGACATTTTAAAATAATCTTTTTTTATTTTATCTATGCTTTTAATTACAATCGGTGGTTTCATATAAAAATATTTATCTAAGTTTTTAAGATATTTATAAATATTCATTGTTGCTTGAATTTGAAATTCTTGTATAGGTTTAGCCTTACCAAATTTATTTTTTAAAGCATCTTCTTTAAATGTAAACTTAATATCTCCAACATTACCAGACATATCTACATTAACAAAGTCAGGAGTTCTGTCTGAGCGTACTAAGCAAATTTCATTTGAATCCTTATTTAGATTAGCAGCATACTGAGAACCTTTCAAACCTTTGCCACTCAAAAAACTTTTTACTATTTTATGAAATGCTTCTATAGATGTATAATGATATAAATTAGATGTATCTTTTACATATTTGCCATCTATGTTATGATATAGTTCATTAATAATCAAAGTAGTTTACCTCTTAATTATCTTTAAGTTAAAAATATGGGTTTTTGGTCAAATTTATTAGATAAGATAAGAGGTATTAATCAAGAAAATAAAATACAGTCAAATATAAAATCATATATGTTTGGAGTTATACTTGGTGGAACTTATGCTAATTGGAAAACAGATCCTAATCCTACATTTTTTTGTTTTGGTGTGTATATAAAAAATAATCAAAGATATGTTCATGGAATACAACTTCATGCAATCGGTGGAAATGTAGATTATATAATTAAATTAATTCAAAATATGAAATCAAGTGGTGTTATAACAAATCCATATTCTTTTTATAATTATATCAAACTTAATAATCCATATATAATTAAACAAGGATATAGAACTTATAAAGTAGAAGCTTCTAATTTTAAAGTTGTAAATGCAGGACTTACAAATATAAAAGGAAATTTTTCTTCACAAGACCCAAGAGACTATTTTTTAAATCAATTAAATCCAAATCCACCTAAATGGAAAATGAATATAACCGATTTAAAAAATAACATAACAAGGGTAATTAATACTGTAAAAATATGGTAAATTAATCTACAGTTTTTTCAGAAGTGTCAGTAATATTGTTAATATTAATATTATCAGAAGTATTTTCATTTTTTACTGTTTCTTCACAAGGAAGATCTTTTAAGATATTTTCTAATATTGTATAATGACTTTTCTCATCTTTTGCAATATCTTTAAAAAAAGCTTTGTATTTATCAGGAAATTTAATATAATTTTAAGTATAGTTTTAAGTATAGTTTTTAGTCTTAAACTTTTTTGTAAAATAAACTATAATATTAATGTAAAATTTTATTAAAAAGATGTTAAGTACGAATATATTTCTTATAGTAGGTGCTATTTGTCTATTGTATATAAAAATACATAGAATTATCCAGACATTTAATCTTATTTTATTTATTTTTTTATCTTGATTAAAAATAAAAATATTTTATAATTTTTATAAAAGGATTTTTATGCTTAGTTTTTTATTACAAGAAATAATTTCTGAAATTATACAGGTAATTCTCAAGTTCTCCTTTAACAAAATAAAGGAGAATATTAAAGAGGACAAGATTGAGAGACCAAAGGAAGCAAGACTAGAAAAGATAAAAAAGCCAAAGGAAGAAAAAACTGCCGAGAAAAAGATTGCATGTCAAGATATGACAAGTTTTACTTGTGTTGAGAAATTTATCAAGACTTGTTTTGAAGATGTTAGAAATGAAAATCTGCAATATAGATTTATATTTCTTATTTTATTACAGAAGCCTTTTGACAGAATTGATTATGTGAATGATTATGTGAATATTAGACTTATTAATGCTATAAATAATAATTGTTTAGATTTTAGCTTAATAAACCTTTATTTATCACCAATGAATGAAGAATCAAAAATATACATTGAAACTAAATTAAGAAATGCTTGTGAAAAATTAATACATGATCGTTTTGAGTTTAATAAAATTGTTTTTGATGAGGAATTAATATGATTGATTTTGGTTTTTGTGATGAATGTGGTGGAAAGATAGTTCCAATTTTAAATACGTGGACAAATGGCAAATATAAAATAACAGGAATTGACGTGTTGAGATGTGAAGAATGTGGTAAAGATTTTGTTGTACCACCTGATTTCGATATTTGTGAGAGAATTAAATAAATATTTTTTTATCTTCAAGGAGTGTAATATGAAGAAATTTATTTTAGCAATGATTGGTTTGCTTTGTCTTGGAATAGGGTCAGCTTTTGCGGAAACTAAAACAAAGGTGTTTATTGAAAGTGGTAGTTATGAAATTAACTATAAATCTTTTTGGTCTGTAGAAGTGAAAAATTATAGTGGTACATCTATTTATGCCAACAATCAGTATATCGGTAACGGAAGCAAATGGACTTTGTGGGATGATTATGTAATCATTAAAACTGATTTTTATTGGTCAAACGATGTTAAAACTTATTGGGAAGTTAAAAGCGGAAAATTGTATATTACATTGATAAAAGATTAAAACTTGGTGGGCAAACAAATAATCAATAAAAAGCCACTCATAAAAGAGTGGCTTTTTTGTTTACTCTCCGTCACCGCTCTCAGCTTCTTTGCTGATGTATTCAGAATACTGACCCACGATACGAAGGTTTTCATCCAAAATGGCGACAGTGGCAGTAAAACTGCTTGAATCATTCCACAATGTCGAGCATAAAGAAAAGAACTTTACCCTCGCACTGTCCAGACTACCATGCTCAGATACCAAAGAAAAGTTACCGTTAGTAACCTGTACGACCGCATAACGATTGTTCATAAATATTGTTTCCTCCTATTATATAAGGTATATATATAGTTTAACTTTTTCCTTGACTATATCATATTTTTATGATATGATTATTGATATGAATAGTAAAATATATTATATAGAACGATATTGTAAAGATTATGTACTCATAGAGAACTATGATTTGGCACTAGCCGATGATTTCAAAGGCTGGCATTGTCATCACAGATTAGAAACCCATACTTTGGATGGCAAAAGATTGGAAAAAGATATTCCCATGAAAGAACTGAAGGAAAAAGGCATTTATTATGATAGACCACCCGAAGAACTAATATTTATGAAAAGTAAAGACCATAAACAACTTCACATGAAAGAATATGACAATTATGCTGAACATAGAGAGCAATACCTAAATAAATATAATGAGACTCATAAAGAACAAATAAAGCAATATAGGAAACAACATTATGAAAAAAACAAAGAGTATATCAAGCAACAGACTAAAGAATATAGAGATTCCCATAAAGAACAAAAGAAGCAGTATAGAGAAGCAAATAAAGAACATATCAAGCAACAAAGAAAACAACACTATGATGAAAATAAAGAACTTATAAAGCAACAATCTAAACAATACAGAGAAGCCAACAAAGAACTTGTCAAACAAAAAGACAAAGAGAGAAAAAATAGACCTTGCTTATATAATGGTGAAACACTTACACTATGTGCTTTAGCAAGAAGATTTAGAAAAGAAGGAATAGAACATCCAACATTAGAAGCAAAGAAGTATTTGATACAATAACAAAAAGGCTACCTTTATTGGTAGCCTTCCTCCTATATTTTATATCTTCTGCCCAAAGAACTAATGTTCATTAGGTACGAATGTATGAACCTGCTATTCTTAACCAAGTAGCACTTTCTACTGAGTTTATCCTTAATTTACTATCTTCTATAGTACAGTAGACAGGTATAGTTTGAATAATAGTAGATGCTTGAGCTTCGAGTGGTGTTATCTGTCGTATTCCGTTAGGTAAATAGCAGAGTAGTTTGTCTTCAGTTAATTTTTTCTTAACATGAACCTCGCCTGTAACTGTTACGACTCTTCCCATTTGAACAATATCAAGATGAAGATTTTCAAAATTCTCGGTGTCTATAATTGATGTTACGCTTGATACATTTGGAAAAAGTTCCCCACCCACATTTGTAGCGGTGAAATGGCTACTGTTCCAAGCACTAGCAGTATGCTGAACAGTACAACGGTACAACTGTCCATTATATATGGTGTAATCTCCAACCGCATAAGAAGCAGTGGCTGAGAAATTAGGAGCAAAATTCTTTGTATTTTGCTCTGTCTTTGCTTCATCCAGTGCTCGGCTCTCATCAGCCATCAATTTGAAAGCCTGCCAAAAAATTTCAATTCTACCAGCATAAGTTACACTAGATACATTCTCTACTTTTGCTTTGAAGCCATTTACAGATTTATCATAGGCTGCTGATACATTTATTTCTGGTGTATCAATACCCAAAATAACATCATAATTGGTATCAGGCATTGGGGTAGAAAAGGCAATGGTAAATATGCCTGATTCACCAGGTGCCCAACTAGATGTGTCAGATAATTTACTTCCCTTCTGATATAAACTCACACTAGGCACTAACTCACCGCTTGTGCCATTTAAGCCACTTATGGGAACTTCATTTCCTTGATAATCTCTATATTTCAAAGACATATTATGCTACCTCCTTAGTCCTCAGCAAATGAGAAAGTTCCTGTAATGCTATTTGTTGTATAAGAAGAACCGCTGTAAGGGTTTCTTACAACTTTAATCTCACCAGACGATTTGTATAATCGTGCTGAAATTGGAACATCCCTTTCATTGTCTATGCAGACAAAATTGACTTCTGTAAAAGTGGCACCTGATACACGAAACTGAGCAGGTATAGTTGCTACAGTAGTCCATACATTTGAAACGGTTGTTGAAGTAGATTTATTGAACTGCACATATACAACACCACCAACTCTCTTTGCTTTACAATTAGTTCCGTCAATCCAATCTGTATCGTCTTTCGGATAATCATCGGTTATACAGACAAGTATGTTATTTCCAATTTTTCCTTGACTTACCGCTATATCGTGTGCGTTACGGGTACCAATCCATACACGTGTTCCTGAAGCCAATGTTATTAACTCACCTGTCTGTTTATCTATCAAATTCGTACTCATGTTTATGCTACCTCCTTTAGTTCTTCAAATACAAAACATACACAATGACATATTCGGGGGCATATGTTGTAGTTCCATTATTGACCGTTCTTACATTGGCAGTAGTAGCATTATTCAAATAGAAATTGGTCAAAGTAATTCTTCCACCACTTGATATTTGCACTCCAACAATACCCAAAGCAGTATATCCTGTCTTTTCTACATTTATGCTATAATCTTTGGTTTCTCCTATGGCAGTAGACTGCCCTGTTGTGAATTTTGATTCCACGATAAGCATATTAGGAAAACAGTTATAAACGGCATCAGAAGTAACAGGATTTTTGCTACCCTCTATTACGGCATCATCTATTACAGGAAATCCGCTTGCTACATCATCTGTGAAATCCGCTTCATCATAGGACTTCTTTTCCTCAAGGCTGAGTTCATCCCATTCTGCGTGTGTCCCTGTAAAAATTTTTTTATAGTCGTCCTTGAGCGATACTGTGTCGTCAGTAACCTCAAAGTTGTCGCTGTCAAAATCAAGATTGGTTCCAGAAGGAATCCAAGCCAAGTCAACAAGTGCCTTGATATATAATTTCTCTGCCCCATAATTGAATGTCTCATCATTACTGCCGTCAGCATAATGAACACGGAGTGCCTGAGATTCAGCGATAAAATATGCCACCTCTTTATAAGGTGTCAGCGGAGAAAAATTCTTGCATAAGACAACCACGTTGCTTTTTGGTGTGTATTTCTTGTTGTAATCTGAATGAGAGCCTGTTGTGTCAAAGTATTCCTCGTAGTCATCCAGACTTCCATCACTAGTCCTTGAAACGCTCGTTCCGTTTACAAGTTGCTCTTCAGAGCCATCAATATGGTAAACACTTCCCCTTACAAAGCCTGTCTGCTCGGAACGCAAAAGATAGCATTTCTTTTCGTTAAGCAGTTCGGCAGTAGGTGTAGGAAGCTCGTCAACTTCCTCAAGGCGGTCTTTTACGCTTATCGTATCATCAGTTATATCTATGCCGTCACCAGCCTGAAGGTTTGAGCCGTAGACGATTTCAGTCCAAACATACTCATTATCTACATAATCACAACGATAAAAAAATCCGTTTTGATATGTACCGCTATCTCCTGTGTACTGATAAATTCTACCAAATTCATCTTCACTTGCTATAGGCAAAGTGTCTACTTGAATAGCAGAACCACCACCTAATTCGTCATTATTCAACATATTTTGAATTGAATCATAATTTGGAGTTCCGCTCCCTTTATTTTTATCCAACCATATATCTGAACCATATGCTACAGGAAATGAATTTAAATCATTCATTTGTTTCATCGAATCTGCAATTCTTACGGGCATATTTTATTTCTCCTATTTAATTATTTAATTATTCAAAAACCATAGTTAATGCACCAAGTCCACTAACCGAAGTTCTTACAATTTTATAAGTAGTTACTCCACCGCTTGCATTAGTGATGCTGAAATTACCAACATTTACCAATTCAGTCTCGAAACCGCCAATTTTACACTTGTTCGGCAAAGAAAAAGAAGTAGGACAACAAACATAACCATACTGTCCTGCACCGATTGATGAAAAAGCATAAGACCCTTTATATGATGTTGCCAATTTACTATTGCTTAATGCTAACACAAAAGCACTATCATAATCACTAACTGGTTCGGCACTAGAACCCCAATATACACTCCATTTGAATGAAATTGATTTACTTGATGAAACTGATTTTTGACCATCACTAGCATTAAGTGTAAATGTCTTATTGCTTGTAATTGGAGTAGAATAAGTTGCGGTTCTGACAGTTTTATCTGCCAAACTACAATCAGTTAAAGTTTGTGAAACCACATCTTTATTATAAGTCCAATTAAACACAACTTCATTCACAGTCGAGCCAATCTCATATTCTGTTGTCGAAGGTGTTATTGTGAAACTTTCTATCTTTGGTTCAATATAATAAACTTTGGCAAATAAATTATCCAATGCTTTCTTAACATTGTCCAAAGTTGAAAAATCACTGTTGGTATAACTTACATTGCTTGCGTCACTTCCCATAGAAGATACATCAACCAAGGCAAGATTACCCTCATCATTCACTTGAAGAATTTTTCCTTCATTTGCCACACCTTGAGCAGTAGAAACTTTTAAACTTATGCTAGTGTCTACTAGGGTCTTCAATGCGTCCATAGCACCCAAGTTTGGAATCTTAGTCTTGTCAACTTCTTGTCCGCTATAAGTATTAACCACATCATTTGTCTTTGAAACATAATCACTTAAATCTATTGTTGATTGTGGATTTACCAAAGCAAGATTACCTTCATCATTCACTTGAAGAATTTTTCCTGCATTTGCCACATCTTGATTTATATTTACTTTCTTGGCAAATTCTGTATATAATACTGATGATTTTACAGGACTATTGCTCGAAGAACTAATAGTAGATTCAACATCAGATACATTCACCTTTTCATCTAATTCTGTATCAACTAAAGTTTTCAATGCATCCATAGCACCGATGTTAGGAATCTTGGTTTTATCAGCGTCACTTCCTGTATATGTAGATACAACATCGTTTGCCTTTGAAACATAATCGGCAAAATCAACACTTGCTACAGTATCAGTAAATTCAGTATTTTCGATGAATATCGTACTATAATTTACATTATTGTCAGTGTAATAAAATTTCGTCTTATTGTCGGAAGTGATTGTTTTTTCAACACCACCTTGATAATAAGTGATTGTTGTTCCACTTATTGTTGGCTTGGCATCACAAACTATTGCAGTCTGTTTGATTGCGTTTTGTATGCTTGTGTCTGTATAAGATTTACTGTCTGTCAAGCAACTAGCCACTTTCTTGTCAACGCTTCCATTTACAGTGCTATCACCATTAAGAATTGTTATTGCATTTTCATTTGCTGTGACTCTGTTGCCCAAGGCGGTATCATCATAATTTTCAAGGTTATCCAATTTGGTTTTAAGTTCATCTGTAAAATCATTAGTTGAAAGTCCTTTACCGCTAACTTTATCAACTTTTTTTGCACATTCAGTGTCCGTATAACTTGTTGCATTTGAATATGCAGTGGCAACTTTTGAATCAACTGAACCTACAACAGTTGAATCACCATTGAGAGTTTCTATTGCAGTTTCATTATTATCAATCTGCTGCTTGTAAGCGTCTGTGAAATCATTAGTTGACAAGTCTTTTCCAATCACTTTGTCAACTTTTTCATCTAATAAAGTATTTGTTTGTGTTTTTGTATAATATGAGGAAAGATCTGAACTGCCACCTTCTCCTATTTTTCTCCATTTTCCAGTATCTGGATCTACTTCATTACTAACATTATATCTATATTTGCAGCCATCTTCATAACAGTATGCATCAAAAACAGGAGGAAGATAATTTTCACTGAAATCCTTCATGTTTTCTATAGTCTCAAAAGCATCTCTGTTAAAGTTTTGTTTTTTAGCACGTAAATCCCAGTTATCTAGAATACTAATCATATTGTATTATCCTCCTATTTAGCCAATCAAGCAAATGTTATTTGAACATCAGCTGCGGCACTTGGCTCGTTTTGTGTATAACAGTTATAAGTAATACCATCTATAGTAACTGTTGTTTTTGAAAAAGAATTTGTGTAATTAATGTTATTAACCACATCTTTTATGGAACTCAAATTGCCAAAGCTTGCTGGATAAGCATATACTACTTTTCCAAAATCAAAATTAATATTATCATAAACAAAAGATTTTGTGTCTTTTAGATAGTTATTTTGTAATGCTTTAATAACAGCTTCTGTGGGATTACCAGTATCTGCATCAATATAACCATAATAAGATTTTCCCACAAACTTTACAGAAATTGTTTTACTTGTACTCATTGGAGTTCCTGCTTTATCATCATATACTATTGCTTTTATTGTAAAGTTTTTATTTGTTGGTACAGACCATATCATATCATAACTATATGTTCCATTGGCCGAAATAGGTTGTGTATATTTAAGAACGTTGTCTAAATAAAATTCAACCTTTGAAAGATTGTATGTATTTTTTGTACAAGTGGCCTTTACAGTTATAGCACTCACCGTAGTGTCTACAACATCATATAATGTAGTACTAGGTGCTATAGAAATAGCCAACCCTGGAGCAACCTCTTTTATAAGTATATCTCTTAAAATAGTTTCTAATTTTGTATCTTTAGTATAAACCTTACCATTAGAAGCAGAGCCTAATGGGTTAGAAACTGTTAAAGATTGTTCTAATTTAGCACCACTTGATAAAGCATAATCAAGAGCTTCTTTTACATTATCTATTGTAAGAATAGAACTGTTTGTATAATGAACATCGGAAGCATCTTTTATTATACCATTTAATGCTTCATCTAGGCCTTGTTTGACATTATGTATAGAAGGATAATTTGCATTTGTATAAGCAACATCTGTAGCTTCATCAGCAGTAGGTAATAATCCAGTATCTATAACTCTATTATCTGATAATGTAATTAAAAGATGCTTGTCGTTTGATATTGTAGCATCTTTTATAGAAATACCATCTTTTACAAGTATTGTTCTGGTTTGTGTAGCACCTTGTTCATTCTTCCATTGAAAAGTAATATTAGTACCATTGGTTGTTTGTTCTGTTTTACTAATAGTACAATTGGCACCTTTGACAGCACCAAAGCCTTCAGCAGTTGCGGCAGTATAACTTTTAGCAATAGCAATATCAATTATATCCATTGTCTACCTCCTAAAAATTAATTCTGTAGATTCCATGTATCAGATACTGCATCATAAATATATGTATCTCCAGTATCTACACAGAATATAGCAGCTCCTGTATTCGCTCCTTTCTTTACTGCTTCTGCTTTGGTATTTTCCAAATCAATACTAGCACAATAATAAGTAAAAACCCTTTTGTATTCGCTAAATTTAGTCCAATCATGTGAAGAATATAGTTCTTCATATTTTTCAAAGTGATTGGGTAAATGATCATATTTTCTTTTACTAGAAGAACCTATGGTAGTGTTACTACTTGTCCAATCTTGAAGCTTTCCTTCTTCATTTAAAAATTGAGGTTTCATAAGTCTTCCATTACTGGTTAATGTAAATACTCCTGCCATAGGTCTCCTCTTAATTACTCAGCATCTGGACGCTTGAAGAAAAAGTGTGATTCAAGCTTGTTGTTGTTCAAAGTGTTAATAGGTACTCTGACATCTACATTTGGTGTACTTTCATCACTGTCATGATCAGTTGACAATATTGCCTCAAATGTGATGTTATTATTAGCACCAAATTCAGGAACCTTTGCGTATACAACACTATCAGCATGAACCTTGTCTAATTCAGCCTGTCTAGCTGCTTTATCTGCATAATAAGCCATAATATATTTCCTCCATGTCAAATTTATATTATTATCTTTATTAAAGTTTAAAAAGATTAATTATATGGGTAGAAAAAGGATACTGAAAGAAGATTTTTTTGATAGAGTGAGAAACTATAATTATGATTTTTCAAATACAAAATTTATAGATATGAAAACTCCAATAGAAGTAAACTGTTTAATACATGGAATATTCAAAATACTTCCAGCAAATATGCTATATAAGCAAGAGGGTTGTAAATTTTGTGGATTAGAAAAAATGTCTATAACAAAATCATTAACAAAGCAAGAATTTATAAAAAGTGCTAATAAAATTCATCATAATAAATATGATTATTCTTTAGTTGACTATAAAAATAACAAAACTAAAATAAAAATTATCTGTAAAAAATGCGGTTGCATTTTTGAGCAGCTTCCATTAAATCATTTAAAAGGTTTTGGATGTCCAAATTGTAAAGGAGAAAATATTAATGAAGAATGATTATTCTTTAACATTAGGAATACCAACATACAATTGTGAAAAAACAATAGAAGCATTAATAACATCAGCAGAAACAATGGCAATTTTATCAAATATAAAATTAACCATAATTATAGTAGATGATTGTTCAACAGATAATACTATTAAAAAAATAAATAATATGATTAGTATATATGATAATATAAAACTATTTATAAATGAAACTAATAGTGGTATGCCATCTAAAGGAAGAAACAAAATAATAGAAGAAGCAAATACAGATTTTATAACTTTTGCCGATTGTGATGATTTGATAATTGGTACTGCTCATAAAAAATGTATGGAATACTTATATAATTCTTATTTAAACACAGCAGCTTTTAGAGTTTTGCTAATAAATAGAGATAATAATGATGAATATATAAGAAAATTTACAAATGAAGATAAAATACAAATTATTAAAGGAAAACAAATATTAAAATTAAAAAGATTTTCAACTGTTTGGAATAAAGTTTATAAAACTGATTTTATAAAAGATTTAAAATTTAAGCAAACTGCTGGAGAAGATATACTTTTTACTTATTCTACATATAATAAACAATTTGAAATAGTTGTAATACCAAGTATGGGTTATATTCATTATATTCAAAATACTTCTCTTGGTGCCATTTATAAAGACAATAAAGAATTAAAGCAAGCACAAAAAAAGATTAGACAAGAAATGATAGAAAAAGAATTTACAAACCAAGAATTGATAGAATGTTTGGTTTAATGTTTTTCCTCAACAGAATACATTGTTAATTTTAATTTTCCTCTTTTAATTGTATCTATTACTTTTCCATTATCATCCACTATATTATAATTAAAGAAACCATCTGCTCCGTTTGAAGTATTTTTTATAATCTTTCCATTTTTTATGCTTCCATCACTCATTATTGTAGCACCATTAGCCAGTTCTTTTACTGGAACCACTCCTTCTTTTTCTTCGTATTCACTATCAAGCTCAAACTTAATAGAACCAGCATTTAACTCTTTTATATCATAATACAAATAAGCTCTGTCTATTGTTAAGATTATTTCTCTTTTAGAAACTTTATCATTGTTATCACCTACTTCTACAGTTCCTACATTTGTTGGATCGGAACTTTCTATTAATACAAACTGACCATTAAATTTTGTATAATAAGGTCTATGAAAAGGAGATGATTGCATTATTTGTGCTTGCAACATGTCAGCCTGTAATTCAGTAAGAGCGTTAATAGTAACTGTATATTTTATTCTACAAATAATAGGTGCTTTTAATAAATAATTTCCTTCTCTTCTTTGAACAGGTAAATATTTCCAAGCTCCCATTTGAACACCATGATCTATTTCTATACCAGATTGATAAAATGTAATTAATGGCCCAACATTGCTCCCGTTGGCAAAATGTTCTTGCTCTTTTGCATAAGCAATAGGTGCTGTGGCATAAACAACTCTTACACCATCATTGTTTGCCATTTGATAATCATGAGCAACTATTTTTAAATATTCATAAACACATTTAGCATATTCTTCTAACAATGTAAAATCATCTTTCATAATATAGCCCCTTAATATAATTTGTCAGTTTCAACATATTTTTTTAAACATTCAAAAACATGATTAAACTCTGCCATTCCTAATTGTTTTTTTGATGGATTTTTTGCTATATCTATTTGAGGTATTTTTCTTTCTATTTTATCATTTGTAGGAAAATATGTTTTATAATTATTTCCATCAACAACTAGCCAATTATTAGCCCTACCTGTTATTTTGGGAACATATTCACTTTCTTTATATTTTGTCATACCAAATTCTTTCATTATTCTTTCTATTAGTTTTTTGTATCTTATAAATTCTAATCTTTTTTGGTAAGCTTCTTGTTTTGTCAAAGGTCTATTATTATTCCATTTATTTTTTAAATACTTGTCTAAAATATAAACAGGATCTAAAAAATCTTTAGACATTTCCTCAGCACCTTTTCTTTTTTGTTCTTTTGTTATATATTCTAACAAAGCATCACAACAATATTGTTCTTCAAAAACAATAATGCCTTTTTCAGAATCTTTACTTTCACTAATATCTTTTATATAAATTTCTTTTGTTAAAGTCATCTTTTCTCCTTATAATTTAATTTTTCCCAATCCATACTGATTTTCTTCAATTAGTTCTTTAAAATCGTTAGGTAATCCATCAGCCTTTGCCAAGTTAAATAATTGTAATTGTAGGTTCCAACTTATATATTGACCATAGCTATCATTTTTAGGATAAGCTCCTACTACCTGATATAATTTAAACCTATCATTAAGAATTAAATCTCCTCTTGTAATTACGTCATTTACATTTTTATATATTGAATTATTTAATTCTATTTCTCTTTTTCTTCTTGGTAATAGTTTAAATGATAATTTTTCTAAAAATTTTAAATCTTCACTATCTCCAGAATATTCTAAGTTTATTAGATTTGTTTCTTTTAAAATTTCATTTATAAAACTATATATTGTTCCTTCTATTTTTTTCTTAAAAAGGATCTCTGAAAAATTTCTTATAATAAAATAATCGCTAATTTCAAAATTTAAAGGAATTTTACTATTATTGGTTAGAGTTAATTTTCCACAGCTTTTTGACTTTAATTCGTTTATATTGTGAACCATTCTTCCAAAATCATATTCTACTTCAAGACTTTCTTCTTTTTCTGTATAATTGGCAGTATCTAATGAAGATATAAAAGTGTTGGTTTTGTATAATGCTCTTTGCTCAAAATGTGGCAGATAAATTCTACCATGAATTTCTTCTTTATAAACATCAGATAACTCAGTATCTACTCTGTCTAATAAAAATACATATGTTTTTCTACCAGTTGTTTGTACTGCATGATCATGTTGATCGGCAATAAACTGAACATTTGTAGAATTCATCAAAGAGTCTATATAATTAAAATTGGTAGTTTCTTCAGCCATATTATTAACTTTTAGTAGTTAAAATAGCTTTCCTCTCCTAAACTTCTGTTTAAAAGATTTTCTTTCATGTTTGGCTTCTTTTTCTTTTCAGAATAATACCTATCAGAATTAGAATCGTTTGCTTTCTTTTTTGCTAAATAAAATTTAGTTATTTGATCTTCTATTTTTTTATCATGAATTAAATTATCATCATAATCATAAATGTTTATATTTGTTAAAAGGTTTAAATTAGAATCAAGTTCTATTTTTTTTATTTTATCACTTTTAAATTTTCTATTCGCAACCCTTTCTATGTTTTTAATAAAAGTTTCTTTGTAATTATTTTTTAATGTTTTATCGAAATCTTCTTTTCTTTTATTTCTTATTTCTTTTTCTTTATCAGTTAAAATTTTCTCAAAAAAAATTCTAGTATTCATTTTTTTATCTCCTTTTATGCGAAAAAGAATCCCATAGGTGGCTGAGTCTTTTTCCAGTAGTCCAATACTTCATCTACCATAGTTTTTCCCCTTTCGTACCAAGCATCAGAATTGAACTTAAGAGAAGCTTCGCCAGTTGTTATATCAGATCCATATTGTCCTCTTATATTTCCCATAGTCATTAAACATTTACCATGAACATATTTAATCATATCAGGATCATTTAAACATTCTTCTTCTGATAAAGGAGCTTTATACCTAATACTTACATTTGTAAATCTTGCTACTTGTGAAGGGAATATATAAATTCTATTATTCATAATTTCCCAAGTTGGGTTGAGTCCTAGAGCTTGTCTAAAGTCCTGCATTCCCATAAGACTAATATAATAGTCTTGTGTTATTCCTTGACCATTTTTAACAGCACCTCTACCACCAAATAAACTCTCTGCAAGTGTAAGGGCAAATATGTTTTCACAACCATTGTCTATAAAATCAGATCCGTAGAACGTAATTGGGAAAATAGGTCTAAATATTATATCTACTATATCTTTATGATTTTCAATAACGGCTGGTATTTCCCAACCATCCTTCCAATCTCCTTTTAATTGACAAGTGTATTGATTTATATCATCTGCTTTAAATCTTTTATAATAAGCCAAAGCTTCTTTTAAAAATAATTTCATTTGCTCATCTGAAATTTCCATAGGAATTAAAGGAGAACCAGTATAACTTCTTACAGCATCATAAAATTTAGTATAATCTATTGTTCCAGCATTAGCATCTTTTCCATTAACTGTTAATTCTGTATCTTCACCAAAAATTATAGGAGCAGCATCACCAGAAACAGTTATAAAAGCTTCTTTTCCTTTAGTTTCAGAAATTAAAATTACTCTGTCTTTTCCATCTTTTGAACAATTTACTATTCCTTCTGGATAATAGTTGTTTATTGCATCTAAAACATCCTGAATGGTATAATTTTCTCCAGTTTCAAGAGGTTCAAATTCTATAGTAGAAGTTCCTAAATCTGTTGTGATTGTAAGACTTTTATTGGATAAATCTTCTTTTAAAGGTTCACCATCAACACTCCATTCTTTAGTTCCAATAAGAATAGCAGAAGTATTTCCATTTTTGTCTTCATATAATTCATCATCCATTTCAAAATATGGAACATCCATATATGAAAGATTAACACCATCTGAAACAAAAAAACATCTTACAAAAAATTCTTTGCCACTGAAATTGTATTCTTTTAGTTTTTCAGCAAAAGTATACCAATCATTAGTGTGATTAAAATTGCCAGAAGCACTTCTCCAAGCACCAGTAGAATAATAATAGAAATTTCCATTATCACACAAACAGCAATGAATTCCAGATTGTGCTACTGTGTTTAAAGACATACCATCTTTTAAATCATCACCATCAAAATAATAGTCTATATAAGGTTTCTGAGTAGAATACTTTGTAAGCTGTTTTCTTGGTAATTCAAAACTATGAGTATGTATGCAAGACTTATTAATAATTAATTCATCAAAAGAATATTGACAGTTATTATCCCCACTTAAAATTAATGTAGTATCGTTTTTTTCTAATCTATTTTCTAATACTTCTACAGCTTTAATTTGGCCATTTAAATAAATATAAATTAAATTGCAATCTATATCAATTTCAATATTGTCTAAATTTATAGAATCGCTATTCCAAGGAAATGTTATGACTTGATCTTTTTCTTCTCCAGCCAAAGTAAACTTTAAAAATGATTTTGCATTTCCATCTACTGTGTCTTTTACATGCTCTATCTTTAAATTTCTAAACTGAAAAACAGTATTGTCAAATGCTGGAGCTGAACCATATTCTACTGCTTCTACATCAAAATAATCTAACAAATTTATTCCATCTAATCCATCGGAAACTTTTATTTCTTTTCCTTCATGTAATGCTTGTAAAACAATTAAATCTTCTTCTTTGTTTGAAGAATTAAGTTCGTAAGGAAAAATAACAGGATCAAGATTAAATAAAATTTTATTTCTTATTTGTTTTATGGTTGACTTTTGTGTAAGATTTAAAATCATAGTAGATGTTGGATAACCATCTACATTTACAACCAATGAATAAGAACCAGCAGGAATACCATCCTCTGGAAAATTTGCTTTTTTTCGCAAGCCAATTGTAGAGTTATTTACTAGTTTATTAGAACCTAAATAAAAAGAAATCCTAATATTGTTATCTATACTTTCAAAATTTTTAATATCAAAAGAGTATTTGTCTATTAATTTTAAATAAGAACCAAAAGGACCTCCAGTATATACTTCTGGCTTTTTTGTGAATTTTGCAACTTTATCATATAAAGCAAATTCAGCTCTATATAAATCATTTAAAGGTGAGTAAAACACCAAGTCATTCATATATTCTTTTAGTTCTATATTGGAACCTTTTGAAGAAAAACTGTTTTTATCAGATTCTACTTTATAAACGTAATTAACTCTCATACAAATTAACTTAATAAAAAAGGCCGTCATAATGACGGCCTTAAAATTATGCTATAATTCTTTTAATTCTTTTTTGTAAACCTTTATTAGTTTCTTTGTCATAAAGTTCTAATAATTGAATTTTACCATTTTTAGATAATTCACTATCACAAACATAATCTTCTAAATAAAAATCAATATAAGAACTATAGGGTTCTAGCTTTATTATTTTGGAAATTTCTTCATTGTTACTATTAAATACAGGAATTTTCTTTACTATTTTTGTTTCATTTTTAAATGCTAAAAGTATTTGCTTTTTTTCATTCTCATCAATAACATCATACCAAATTCTTTCTCTACACACTTAATTACCCTCACAAATAACCAATTCTTCATTGTCTTTATCTTCTTCGATCTTTTTATCTTTCAAAGCCTGAATGGCTTTAATCTTTGCTTTATCAGAAAGATTAGAATTTATTATTTCATTACATACATCATCGTTTTCATCTATAATCATAATTATTACTCCTAATAAAATTTTATAAAATATTTTATTTTTTGTCAATTGGTGATAAATCACTATTTAACAATTTAATGTCATTATATCCTGCTTTTTTATAAAGTCCAACTCTCATTTTAGAATGTTTACTTAAAAATTCAGCTGTATCAATAAAATCATAAAAATCTACTTCTGTTTTTTCACCAGCTTTAAATCTTAATGAACGTCCTATTTTCTGTAATACAGCTACATTTGACTTACCACCACAAGCAAGTATCATTGCTTTCATATGTGTAATAGAAATACCCTCTTGAAGAATAGTGGAACCAATTAAAATTGGCAATTCTCCGTTATCAAAATCTTTTATAGCTTGTTGTCTAACATCTATAGGTGTTTCTCCAGAAATAAACATAGAATTTGGGATCAAACTTTGAAGTATTTCTCCGTGCTCTACTATATTTACTACTATAAGAACTCCGCTACTATAAATATCAGTAATATCTTTTATTATATTGTTTCTTCTAATTCCATTAATTATTTCTTCTGTATATGCTGTATTATAATCAAAATATTTATCTTCTTTACATTCATTTTTAATTAAATAGATATGTGGTTTTGCCATTACTTCGTTTTCAAGAAGCTCACTACTTTCTATTTTTATAATTGGAGAACCAATAAACTGTCTTATTTTAGCATATCCTAAATAATCACCAGTTCTAGCAGGAGAAGCAGAAAAACCAAATTTTAAAGCACAACCAAATTGCTTAAAGAAATCTTGAAAAGTAGAACTACTAGAATTATGGCATTCATCGACTAGTACACATTTAAATTTTGAAATATTGGGGATTTTCTTTACAGACTGAATAGTAGAAACCATACAATCACCATCTACAACTCCTTTACCAGAACAAATACCACAATCTATACCATCTTTAACAAAACCATCTCTTAATTGAGAGCCAAGCATGACTTTATTAACAAGTATTAAAGTTGGCAATTTTGTAAGTCTTAAAAAAGCAGACATAATGGAACTTTTACCTGCTGATGTGGGAGCTACTATAATTCCTGTATTTGTATTAATCATGGCTTGTAAAGCTCTTATTTGATGTTCTACATATTTAAAATTAGGATTAAAAAATTTTCTTAGTTCATCGTGTGTATATTTTTTTTCTTGAAATTTAAAATGAGTTCTGTTATCATTAAATTTAGAAATCTTAATATTGTTTTGCTTAGCAAAAATAATAATTTCTCTAGCAAATCCAGCAAAACAAACAAAATAACCTTTTATATCTTTTCCAAGACAAACATCTTTTATTTTATCTGGATGAAATTTGCCCCCAAAAAAAGCAGCCTTGCTGTCTTTGAAAGTAACAAATTTTTTAATTAATTTTTCTTCGTTTTTATTATCAAATTTTATAATTAATGTTAAATCGTTAAGTGAAATTTCCATATATATTAAATAATATATATAATATATTTTGTCAATAAAAAAAACCAGCCTAGAAAGACTGGTTTTTTATTTTAACTTTTAATTATATTAAAGTCTATTAAGAATTTCTTCTTTCAAAGATTTCTTGCTAGTTGTATCACAGCTTGTATCACAACTAGGAGCATAACCAGCTGTCTTATCATCTTTAACAGCAGCCTTTGATTTTTTTGACTTGCAAATCTCGGCAGCAAGTTTAAGCATTTCTTTTTCTTCTGGAGTTTCTGGAACAAAGTTGTTTCCAAAACCACCATTTTTCTTGATAAGCTTAAGCATCTCTATTTCTTCAGGGGTTGCTCCAAAATCTGCTGGCATAGCTCCTGTAGAAGCATGCCAACCATCATCATCTTCCTCTTCAGGAGTTCTAGTTCTTTTTGATGATTTACAAGAGCATTTTGTTTTTCCACAAACAGGACATTTTGTTTTTACAGAAGCTTCTTCAGATTCTTCTTCATCCTCTTCAGCAATACTGTCGTTTGCTATATCAAACCCATAATAATCAAACTTTTTATTTAAACCTAAATAAAATTCTACATCTTCTTTAAAACTCATATTTAGTCTCCTTTAATTTATCTTTGAGCACGTTCTTGTGCTTTTCTATTCTTTACATCTTTCTTGTGCTTTTTTAAGTTTTCCTTCCAAGGTTTATATTTAGGTTTTTGCTTTAAGAAATGATTAGCAAAACCATTTATAAGAGCGGTAAAGAAATAAGCCCTACCTTTATATTCTGGATCTCCTGGACCGCCTAAACCTACTGTATCTCCTTTTTTTGCATGTGCATACTTTCTAGGATCGTAGCCTAAATTTTTCTTAGCATAATTTTCAAGATTCATAATCCACTTGGCACCTTTTTCTCTATTATCCCACTCAACAAATTTTTCATATATATAATCTCTTGCTTGTTTAGTAGAAATTGTTTTTCCTTTTTTAGCACAAAGATTTCTAACAGCGGCTACTGTTCTTTCTCTTCCTGGTTTGAATTTAACACCCCCATCATCTTGCCAATCTGGATGTTTATGTGCTCTTAGTTTTCTTTTCATCTCTGGAGAGAGTTCTACAGGTTCATCAACAGTATCATTTTCTCTTTCTTGGCTTCTTTTTCTTTTTTTGTTCAAATTAGAAATACTTTTTTCAAAAAGCATTTCTTCTTCTTTTAGTAATTGCTCGAATGTCATTAGCTATCTCCTTAGTAATTAAAAAGCGGCTTTGGAGCTTCTGGTACTGTAGTGACTGTTATTTCTGCTGTAGCATCTTTAGATTCATCTTTATTTCCAGTCTCTTCAGTTCCTTTAAAGAAATCATCTAACTCTGATTTAATTTTATCTGGCAAACTCTTTACTTTTGATATTAAAATGTTGGTAAGTTCTTTTTTATCCTCAGGTGATAGCTTGTCAGAATAAAGATATGGAGAAGCAGGTCTATCATCGTTAAGCTGGTTATATTCACAACTAACAAAATCTAAAATTTCAGAAACAATATCCTCAATCCTTCTTTCAATCCTTCTTTCTCTATTTTTTTTGTTTATTTTTGAAGCTACAGAATTATTAGCTTTTTCTGGTAAATTATTCAATATATCTGTTATATTCATATTACTATCCTCGTTTTTAATTAACTTATAAAAAAAGCCACTCTAATAAAAAGAGTGGCATTTATAGTTTTAATTAATTAAATTACATATTCAAAAGTTCAACAGCTTCTTTAACAGCATAAACATCTGTACTTTCATCACTAATTGCTTCTGTAAGAGAATCAATTAATGAATCAATCTTAGAAATAAGTTTTTCGTCTGTTGCCTTTTCTTTAGCCTTTTCCAAAGCTTTCTTAATAGCTTCTACATCCTGCTCAGAAGCTTCTGGAGCTGCATTCTCATCCTCAGAAGTATCATCGGATGTTTTTTCAGCTTCTACAATTGCTCTCTTCTCACTAAGAGCAGCGTCTTCTGAGATAAAGTTTTCAATTGCTTCGGTAATTTTTCCTCTTTTTTCCATAAGAGTTTTATTACCAATTACAGACATACCAACCAATTCTTTTAATTCTGATTCGCTAAGGGCAATAATAGAATCATTTTCAGAAATTAATTCTTCTAGCATTGTATTATCACCATTCATACTAAGTTCAGCAGCTTCTGCCAAACCCTTCTTAAATTCTACATTACTCCTAAGCTTTCTTGCTTTTGTAAAAATAGACTTATTAAGAATAACGTTTTCATCTTCGTCAAGAATAGAAACCTTAACAGGTGTTTTCCAGTTAAACATTTTGATATGACTTACTGGTTTTGTTGAAAGTCTTTCTGTGTAAGCCTTAAAAGTAGAATTATCTTTCAAATCACCAATTTCTTCATTGATGCCGTTTAAAGAAGAATAATCAATTACATCTTCCATATTTTTGCTAGCAAGAGCTTCAGTAAGAGAATCTTCAAAAACGTTTGAGTTATTTTCGCAACAATTTTCATATGCTTCTGTTAGACTAATATTTTTATCATCAAAATAATCACCAATTGCTTCTTTTAGAGAAGAATTTGTTTCTTCTAATTCTATTTCGTTAAAATTCTCAAAAACAAAATTCTCACCATCAAAAGAATAATTGGCTTCAAAAATCTGTCCAGTAGTATGATCAGCTAAAAAGCACCTGTCTTCAAACATTTCCATAAGAACTGCATTGCAAGATTCATTTATATATCTTCTGGCAAGCTTTTCAATATTCTTATTGCTTAACATTAAAGCATTGTTAAATTTTTTTATATCCATAATGTTTCTCCATATTTATATATTTATCTTAACAAAATTAAAAACTATCTACGTCCAATTTTTCTAATACTTTTAATAAATCTAAGCTTCTTCTTCTTATTAATGAAAAATTCTTTTTTGCTATTTCTATTTTATCTAATTTAAATTCTTTACGAAATTCATCATCTATACTTAAGTTCTCAACTATAAGATATGACTTTTCTACTTTTTTTACTTTTAGTATATCTCCTTTGTTAAAATCCTTATATATTTGACACAAAGGTGCTTTTTCTTTTAAAAAGAATTTTTTCCATTCTAAAGAGCAAGCCAAGGGAGGAGTAACTTCTGTGCTATTTATTATTATATTTTTTTCTTCCCTAGACGTAGAACCTGAAGGATACAGTGTTTTTTGTGTTTCTAGTAAATCACCTTCTTCTGCCAAAGGTAGCTCTTTTTCGAGTCTTCTCAAAATTTTATTAATGGTCTTCTCGTATTGCATATAAATAAAATAGTGTAGTTTTTCAACTACACTATTAACTTTTAATTTTAATTAAAAAATCATTGTTAGAATACTTTATAGACTATGCTTTATTTCCTCATATAAGAAAGGATTACCACCAGTCTTTGGGCCAGTTCTTTTTTTAGGCTCTTCAAATATATAATATGATTTATTTTCAAAGTTTAATCCACCTAACTCATTTTCATAAATCATACTTATAGCTTGATTATTTGTTGTTTTTGCTTCTTTCTTTCCAGTAACTGTTTCAGCAAGTGCTTTTATCAAATCAGAGCTTTCTATTTCTTCTTCTACTATTTTTTCTTTTGGTAATTTGCTTTCTTTTAATGACTTTTCATATTCTTCAGCAGCTTTAACAAGTTTTACAAAATCCTCTTTGTTCTCTATAAGAATGTCTTTACCAAACAATTTTACAAGTTTCTTTGATAAATCCTCTGTTTTTACAGAAGCCGCAGGGGCAGGAGCTTCTCCGCCAGTAGGTGCTTCACCACCAGCAGGTGCACCTGTATCCATACCACCAGCTCCCATCATACCACCTATCATACTATTCTCTTGGGCCTGTGAAGCTTGAGTTTCCAAATCTTTAAAGAATGAAAGGTTATCTATTTCTTTCTTTGACATTTTCATAACATATTGTAATATAAATTTCTTTGGGAACAATCCTGTTCCATTCATTGCCTGAATCAAATTCATTTTATTAGTTGTATATTCCAACTCCATTATTTCTTTTATATTTGAAGGAGGGGTAAGTTCCAATCTGAAATTCTTTAAATCTGCTTTCTTTTTATGCTTAAAGAACAGCTCTATAGCGGCTATTTTTGTAAGACTCTCAACTATACAATATTGTATTCTTTCAATAAATCTGCTAAATTTAATATCTTGCATAGCAAGAGAACCACGCCCCTGACTACCACCAGACTGGTCTGATGTAAATCCAAGATACTCTGGTGGAATATTCATTGTCCATAGAACCTGATCTCTGAAGTATCTTATATCGTCTATATTATTTAATGCCGTTCCACCCTGTAAAGTTGTAATTTCCGTTCCAGAACTACCTTCTCTAATAGGAACAAAAATATCAGACGTTAACGCCAAGGCTGCTGCTTGTCTGTTGATATTTCCTCTATCATCAAGAATCTGAGAAGTTCTGTAGTTATCCTTAATTCTTTGAACTTGTCTATTAGCTTCTGATTGTGGCAAGTTACCACAGTCAATTTTAAATACTCTTCTTTCTGGAACTCTTGCCAACCTATAAATTGTAATACCATCTTCAAGGAGCTGCAATCTTCTGAATGCTTTAATACCAGCTTTAAGTAAAGAACCACCATAAGGATGAAAATCTTTATCTACAAGCCTAAAATGAATAATCTGCCAAGGTTCAAGCTTATAAATTACTTTGTCTTCGTCTTTCTTTTTTGTAGTAGAAACATCTGTTCTAAATAATATATCTTCTGGATCTGTTGTATCTGCTGTATAAGTATAAAAAGCAAGTTTACCATTTTTTTCAATCCTATTAACTCTTTCTGGTTCAAGATATCTTATTCTCGCAACCATAGTTGGATTTTTATAAGAGTCTGGAATTATTTCATAAAAATTATCACCAAATTTACATGTTTCATAAACTATAGACCAAAGTTCTTTGTCTATATTAATTCTTTCATAAAATAAATTTTCAAGGATTTCCTTATTTTCATCATCATCAGAATATACTTTTAATGTATGGCCTTCATTGTTTTTTTGAGAACAATCATCAGAAATTACTTGTAATCCTCTATGAATAAAATTGCTTTCACTCATTTCTTGGAATGTTGTATAATAATCTTTTCTGTTTTCTTTTGATTTTTTACCTGTCAAAAGCATATTGTTTGTCATGCCATAACCATCAAAATTGTCAAAAGTATTGGTTGCTATATCTTGTAATTCTTTTAATTCTTTATTATTTACTTCTACTTTTGAGTTATCTGGTAATTGTTCTACTTTATTTACTCTATCCTGTATTTGTGCTGCTCTTCTAAAATCAACTTCTACGTCTTTACCGTTAATTAACATTAAAATAACTCCTTTTTACTTATTAACTTTTAAAAGTTAAAAGTTATGAATGACTTATTAAGTATAATTCTTCCAATTTATAATGTTGAAAAATATTTACCTTTATGTCTTGACAGCATTTTAAGCCAAACATATAGTAATTTTGAATGTATATTAATTGATGATGGTTCTACAGATGATTCTGGTAAAATTTGTGATGATTATGCTCTGCAAGATGACAGATTTAAAGTTATTCACAAAATAAACGAAGGAGTTTCTGTAGCAAGGAATACAGGAATAGATTTATCGACTGGAAAATATATAGGTTTTATAGATCCAGATGATTTTATTTCTGATATTTATTATGAAACATTAATAAATGCACATAAACAATTTCCAGATTATATAATTCAATCAAATAAGGTATGTTTCACAAACAAGCAGATACCAATTTCAAAAAGCAACAAAAATGTAAGGTTAGGGGAATTAAATAAAATAGCAGGAGCTGTCTTTAGAGTATTGTATGAATCTTCTATTTTAAAAGAAAACAACATAAGAATGACAAAAGGATTGTCATTCTATGAAGACGCATTGTTTAATATAGAGTATGCTCAAAAATCAAACAAGAAAGGAATTGGTCGTGTAAATGCTAATTACTTTCATTTTTTAGAAAGACCTAATTCTATATGCGGTCTAAAGTCTGATAATTATGGTGAGAACAATAGGGCTTTAAGAGCACTACCTCTAATGAGAGAGTACTACATTAAAGCCATAAAAGAAAATTGGCAAGAACAATTAACAGATAAAATAATGCCATTGATTGTAGAAGCAGAAATTACAGGAACAGCAAGATTAGCTCAACAACCATTTTAAAGTTTCAGCAGCATTTTCATCAGCAGGATTTATTCCTGCTTGCTGATACATTTTTCTTTCCATACTTTTTATTGCTCTTTCTTCCATAACAGTTGTGCTTTTCTTAGAACTTAAATAACTATCAGAAAATTTTGTATTTTCTACACTTTTAAGAGTTATATTACTTCCATCTTCTCCTATAAAAAAAGTGTCATCTTCTCCACGTATTCTTTTAATACCTTCTGCTATATTAAATAGGCCTATAGCCATAGCCATTATATTATCATCATGAGCATTTCCAGAATGGTCCGGTCTTCCTCCTTTCCATACCCAATATTTCATTTGATCCAACAATCTCTCAGAGAAAGGATGATAATTTTTCCACATTATATCATCATAATAGAAATCTATAAATTTGTTTGTTATTAATTCACGAGATTTTACAGAAGTAATCCAACCAGTCATTACTTCCACACCATTTTTGTTTTTCTTTTGTTTAAATAAATTAGGATAATTAAGGTTGTAATACAGTTCACTGAATGTGGCTTCACCTATAGAGTTACATTCTATAACTTCAAATGCCCAATTATAATATTCACCAAGTCTATAAGCGTAATTAGCCATATCTATTGTAGTGCATTTTCCATTATATTCTGCCACTTGTTCGTAAGTAGACATATCTATTACTTGCAAACAGCTGCTATCATCACCACTACCCTTAGCAATATCACCAGATAAAATATATTTATGATCTGGCAAAGGTTCTTTCCATACCCATAACCCCTTCATTGGTTTTTGATTAAGAATATCTTTATATAAAGGAACTTTTGTTTCGGCAGATACTCTATTTATTATTTCATCAGAGAAAACAGTATTTCCAGTAACAACAAAGTTTTGAAGAATCTCCTGTAGATACTTTACTTTTCCAGCAGTATCCATTTGGTATTTTAACCAAGCATTGTTTTTCCAATCATTAATAGCAATAGGCATAAAGAAATCTTGAGCTTCTTTTTTGACTTCTGGATGGTTAAAATAATCTCTTGCTATATAGCTCTTAACCTTGTCATTATAACCTTTATAAGGAGTAATTCCAGGATAGTCCAAAACTTCCCACCAAGCAATATCATAAAGTTTAGCTAAACCATCGATACCTCCAGCTTCTTGAAGTTGTCTTACCTGATTATAATACCAATAACCTTCACTGCCTTCAGCAGAACCGTTAGGAGTAGAAACAACAAATAATTGACCACCAGTTCTAGATAAAGAAGGCATGACTGAAGATACAATACCTTCTATAATAGAGTTAGTAAGATAGAAAGCAGCCTCATCCAAAACTACCATAGTAGGAGAAGTACCACGACCAGCAGACTTAGATCTACTGAATGTATCTATTTTTGTTTTGTTAGAGAAAGATACTCCTTTTACATTATTTTTTATAATTTTTAATCCAAACCAGTCAGGTATATTTTCAAGATTAATTTTTATTTTTTCCAAGAAATCTTGAGCGGATTTACCATCCTTAGAAATAACAACTAACCACTCACTAGGAAATAGAACTGCCTTCCAGAAAAATATAAGGCTAGTAAGTGTGCTGACGCCCGCCTGCCTCGTCTTAGTTAGAACTATTTTCTTCCAGTTATTAAAATCTTTAAGAATTTCTTTCTGAAAATAGTATAATTCTTTACAGCTTAATCTGCCTATACCTGGCAATTCAAATTGTGCATATTTTTCCAAAAATAAAAGAGGGGAACATTTATAAAGAAAGCTTTCAATACCAATATCAATCACTTCATCTGGTGAACCATCATTATAATGGGCAATGACAAATTTGTTTCTTCCATACGGCAAACAATCTCTTATCGTAAGTTTCTTTTTTGTTTTATAATTGTGAATATCGTATTTGTCTATTTTTTCCTGTAGACTTTTTAAAAATAATTGTTCCTGTGCTGTCATCTTTTCTTCCTTCAAAAATTAACTTGACTAAAAAAATTTTTTTTATATAATAAAATTATGAAAGTAAATGATTTGATAATACTTGATAAAATTAATACTTTGTATAATTTTTATATAAAACGTGCTGAAGAAGCTCAAATTCCATATCCTAATTCATTAATAGCAGACGTGAAAGAATATGTTAGAAGAGTAGCTGCTTATGAATTTGAAAAAGCAAAAATGAAATTGTTATATGAAAACAGTACACATATAAAAATACCAGCTATAAATTTTATAGATAATAGCATAGTTAAAACATATCGATCATTGAATTATAATAATAGAATGGAAGTTATAGATATTCTGCTTAAAATTATAGAATCAAATTATATATATGCTGGAGCAACTGCTTTTAATTTTATAAAACTTTTCCCACCTGTTAGAACAACAAATGCTGTTGATGGAGTTATAAATCTTTTAGAAAAAGATATAAAGTTTACAGATGTCATACCAGATAATGATTTATTTTTTATTAATAAAAGAACGGATGAATTAGTAAGTACAACTTTGTTGTATAATATCAACAAATTTATTAATAATGAATAATTTAAGATAATTATATGTATTACTATTTAAGAAACAGAGTAGAAAGACTGGAAAATGAAATCAAAGAATTAAAAGAAATAATCAAAGAATTAAAAGAAGAAAAAGAAGATGATATAGTATTGGAGGCAAAAGATGATGATATCGTTGCCTCCAATAATAAGAATTAGTAATTAAAATACTTTACACTTTCCTGAACATACCCCTCACCTTTGTGAGAATACTTAATTTTTTCTTTGGCATAATCTCTTGCCAAATCTTTAATTATGGTCCTATATCCCCTTAGAACGGTTGGATAACTTACTGTAAATACATTAATCACATCCCTTACAAAAATTTCTGGATCATCATAATTAAATATATTGTCTTTTCCAACTCTTTCTTTTACCCATTTGCCACCAAAAGCAGAATAATCTGCTTCTGTTTTTATATCCTTTCCTAAAACCTTTAAAAGTCCTTTAGAAAAAGCACCTGCATTATCTTCATTTATAATCATATATTTTTTCTCCTATATGATTTTAACTTTCTAAAAAAGGTCTTTAACAAAATTTTAAAAACATTTATAATATTACTGTAAGGATGAGAGAAACAAAATACAACACACAGGAGATAAATATGAAATATGAAATTTTAACTGTTAATGATGTAAATCTTGTAATCCCTGCTGGAAAAATTTCTAATGCTATAACTGTAGAAGAAGCTTTGAAAAATAACAAGCCATTCTGCATATTTGGAATCCCAGAAGATATTAAATCTTACATCAAAAGTAACACCGATAACTACATAAAAGAAGCAGAAGATGATGAAGAAATGATTAATTGTGCTGTAACTGCTCCATACGAAGGAACAATTATTCAAACTACAGAAAGCGAAATAAATGTAGAAAATGAATTTTTCCTTTGGAATATTTCTTGTAGCTATCCTATGACAGAAAAGCAAGCAGAAATCTTTAAATCTTATTTCCCAGAGTATAGTTATGTTTAAATATATAATAATTTTTAACGATAAAACTTCTACAATAAGTAGAAATTTTTATCCTAAAAGTATATATCTTTCAGTTGCCCAAGAACTGATTTATAATTATAATAATTTCATAGAGCCTTCTAAAAAAGTAATCGCTTTGATCTTATTAGAAGGCGATGAAAGAACTGTGCATTTGTCAGTATCCTATGATAAAGATTCTATTCCAATTATTAAGGAAATTTAAAAAATGAAACATATAGATGATGAAACCCAAGCACTTTTGGAAAAGAAAGAAACCTTGGAAAGTGAATTAGAAAAAATAAATCAGCAACTCTCCATATTGGAAAAAGATTTACTGAAAGATTTGGAAGAAGGTAAATGGTATGAATACATAAATGGAACTACCTCTATTTTCTTCAAATATTCTAAAAGTGATTTTATCAAGGATGGACAGCTATGGGTGCATACTGCATTTTCAGAAACTCTTACAAGAATGCAATCAATTTTTTCCCACCAATCTGTTTATATAATCCCCATTAAAGATCTTGAGCTTAACAAAGCAAACGAAGATGAAATAAACAAAATTCTTATAAATGAAATAGAAGCTTTAAAAGATTTTATAAGAAAGGTTAAATAAATAATCGAACACCACTATTTTTTTAGTGGTGTTTTTTATCTCCCTCTATAGGAAAAATTTTCTAGAAAATTTTTTTGAAATCCCTAAATGAGAAATTTCAACTTTACTTTCCAAAAAGCACTATACCCTAAGTAAAGTTTTTTATTAAACCTCTATAGGAAAAATTTCCTAGAAAATTTTTTTGAAATCCCTAAATGAAAAATTGGCAAATAATTTTCCAAAAACATTATATACCCTAAGAACTAAATATAAGTCGTAAATTTCATTAGTTTAAACCAAGAAAACGATTCAATTTTTTCTAAATATAAGTCGTAAAGGGGTGAGACCTGCCCTCCCTAGCCCTCACCCGTATAGTGCCAATCAGCACTATTTTTCAATATAATTTCAATAATAAAAAAAGGTCTTTAACTAAATTGTCATGGTGTTTAGAATAAGGGCATAACGATAAATAAGGTGGTAAACAAAATGAAAATGGTTATGGAAATTGCACCATTCATTGCAAGCGGTATGTTCGTATCTGGCTCTTTTGTCAAGGGTGTAAACAAAATGAGAATGTTCTTTTTAATAGGAGCGGTCATTTTTGCAATCATCTTTGCGATGGCTGGCTTGAACAATTCTAACAACATAGCGAATTTTTCGCTTAATGTTATCAATATTATTTTGCATAGCTATCATTTGATACATGATAATAAAAAAGGTCTTTAAGTAAAATGCAATAGTCTTTAGACTTAAAGCATAAAGCAATCGGGTGATAGAGAGCACTTCTTGAGTGCCTACCCGATTGTAATAGGGGGTCTTAAATGATAGGAAGTAAGTTGATGGAAATTGTTTATGCAGTTGCTAGTGGTATATTTCTTGCTCTTACAGTAATTGCTATTGTAATGCGTATACAAGGGCGTATCTAGGGGGTAATATGGAAAGAATCAGCCATGGGGCAATTTATACAGGTGCTTGTTGTTGGGTAATAGGTGCTAGAGATAGCAATGGAAACTATGGACTTGCTTATACCGATGGTGATGAGATATGGGGTTTTAGACCTTGTAATTGTAAAACCGCTATGAATATAGGTAGTTGACATGAAAAAGATATTAGTTATTATTCTTTCACTGGTTTGCTTTTCTGCTTATGCCAAAACAGTAGACTGGGCAACCTTTCAAAAGGAAGTAAGAAACAAATATGAATGGGTTGACTACATAAGCTATTCAGTTTATGAAGAATGGAATGGCGATGTAGAAGCGTACCTTAAATATTTGGAAGAGAATGGACAGTGTGGATGGTAGAAAAAGGTCTTTAACTAAAGTGTAATAGCCTTTAGAATAAAGTCATAAACAACGAATAAGGAGAAAAACAAGGGGCGTAATGCCCCTTTATTTATTTGCCTAAAACCGTTATACATTTTTTTACACTGGTGTAAGTCTTTGTATAACGGTTTTCAACTTTTCAAAAAAGGTCTTTAAGTAATTTGTAATGGTGTTTATAATTAAAACCGTCAAGAGCGATAAACAAAAGTTCTTGATAAAAACACAAGGTTCAAAAAAAGGTCTTTAAGTAGAATGTTGAGCCTTGTATAATGAAAAGTGTCAAGGGATAAAGGAGAAAAAACTTGACAAGGGAACTAGAAAAAAGGTCTTAAACTTTTTTATCATAGTTCATATAATGAAAAGCGTCAAGAGGAAAGTAAAACCTAGTTTGAAAAATCCTTTAGATGTTTCTAAAATGGTTAGCCAATTATCCTAAATTGGTAAAGGTGGTACTTTATGGACAAAATCGACATTCTTGAGAACTTTGCAATTTACAATGATGACGGTGAACTGAACGGTTTCGATGTTGCTGGAGTTGTTTCACTTATTACAGATGTAGTAGGTGATATTGTGGAAGCAGATGTTTCAGCAGCTTCTGAACTTGTTTCAAGCCTTGCCGACAAAGTAGGCAACAAAGATTTTGCTACTTATAACAACCTTGTTTCTGGTCTGGTTTCAGCAAGGGCTGAAAAACGCCAGGCAAACAAGGATGCTATCAAGGCACAGAAAGAGGCAAAGGATGCTATCAATGGCGAGCGTGGAAAGCTTTACTATGACAGCCTTGAGATTGGGGCAGAGTTTGAAATTGAAACCGCTAACGGGGTTGTCAAGGTAAAGAAGATTGAAACAAAGTCAAAGACCGGTTCAACCGCCGCCTGTGAATTGCTTGATCCTCCAGTTGGTAGCAAGACGGCTAAACGCTATCCCAAGTTCTGCAAGGTGGTTGTCCCTGCTGAATTCGGTGTGGAAAAGAAAACTTCTGAGGAAGTGGTAGCTTAACAAAAATCTAGGGGTTTTGCCCCTAGTTGATGATAACCTTGCTTAACGGTTCATGGTCATGCTAGCTGACTACATAACCCTTTTCTAGGTATCATTACTTTAATGGATAATTATTATGAACTTAGCTATTTACCTTATTGGCTGGTAAATTAAGATAGCAAGATTCCTTGAGGTTGCTTATTTGAGATATACACATTACGGTGGTTAAAAACTTAGTTATAGATTATATAATATTAGATAGCTGCTTTGGCGTGGTGGTTGCGAAAAATCCACCACGCTTTTTTTTATTTGCCTAAAACCGTTATACATTTTTTTACACTAGTGTAAGTCTTTGTATAACGGATTTGCTATATTTTTGCGTGATATAAAAAAGGTCTTTAAGTAAATTGTAATGGTATTTATAATGGAATTATCAAAAGCAAAAATGTTGAAAGTTTTTTAGAAGGGTGTTTTCAAAAAAGGTCTTTAAGTAAATTGTAAAGGCACTTATAATGAAAGGCACTAAGGGAATTAACAATGAAAGCTTTTAATATAACACTGATAAATAGACTTCTTCTTAGATGTAGAAACATGGATAGCCTTTTGTATGCTTATAACAATACCAAAGGAGTTCAGGCAATTTCAAGAGCGACTATGTATCGCAAGCTTAAAAGAAATAATATTATCCCTAATTTCATAAGAGGTAGTAAAAAGTATAAAATTCGTTCTACTGTTTTAGACAGAGTTATGAGTGGAATTTCGATTGATAGAAGGTTAGACGCTTCTATTAAACCAGCAGTTAGAATTGCTTTGGGTAATTGTTGTTGTTGGTGTGGCAATCCTAGAGGTCTGGAAATAGACCATATTGACAATAATCGTTATAATACACAAATAGGCAATTTACAGTTGCTTTGTGGAACTTGCCATAATGAAAAGCATGAAAATTAGTCTTTAACTAATTTACAAAGGTTGTTAAACTAATAAGCGTGAGGTGAAAACAATGGAAAGAGCGGAAATTTGTAAAGCCCTTTTTTGGATTGCTTTTAGCATTATGACTTTTTTAGTCATAAAAGAAGCATGGAAGCTTTCAAAGAAAAAGGTCTTTAACTAATTTACAAAGACTGTTAAAATTGAACCATAAGGCAAGCGACCGAGTGAAGCAAAAGCTACCTGCTTGTCTTTATAGTGTGGGCTGACAGAGAGCAAATTGAATTGCCTAGCCTACACTAGCCAAAAAAACTTATAAGGTGGTAAACAATGAAAAGAGATGTGGTGGAATCTTTAAAATTTATTTTAGGGTATGACATTACCGATTATCAAGACCTTTATGACAATTCTGTGGTTCTTGGTCTCCTTGTTTCAAAAAAGGAAGCTTTCAAAACGAAAAACAGGCTGGAAATTTTGGCTTCTGAATTCGGTTGGGAAGAAAAGTTTGTGGTAGCCCGCCACAAAAATGATGATGAAAATGATGACAGCTACAGCGTCTACACTCAGGAAGATTTGGACGATGATTACGTGATTGTAGAACAATCTTCAATCTTGCCTTATAATAGGTAAGGTTAATAAACAAATAAGGTGGTAAACAATGAAACCAGAAGAAATCGTTTTTAGTGAAGAAGATTACAAGGCAGTAGAAGAGCATATTGATGATATTGCCAAGGTTGTAAGTCATTTGCAATTTGATTTTGATAAAAACGATAGCCTTGCTAAACGTTTTGGTTGCTATTGGAATTTTTGTTTTAGGTCTTTTGCTGATTTTGAGTTTATTCCTATTTGCAACAAAATATGTGAAACAACATATTGGTCTGACATAAGGGATAGTGATGAATATAAAAAATCACTTGATAAACTTAGGGATAATATTTACAATGCCATAAGTGAAACTGAAAACCCGCAAATTTATCAGATTACCTTTGATGATTGGCGTAATGAACATTGCAGTAAAGTGTTTTTTATTAAAGTTAAAAAATCTGAACTTAACAATGCCATAAAAACTCTTACAAAAGAAGTTATGGAGGGAAAGGATTGGCAAGCAGAAGATGGCTTGCCATTGTATGATGTAGCAAAGTTGGATATAAGAGAGTTCTAATTATAGATCCCTGGGTGATAAATACACCCAGGGATTTTTATTTCTGTTTTCGTTATACATTTTTTTACACCTGTGTAAATCTTTGTATAACGAACTTGCCACTTACAAAAAAGGTCTTTAAGTAATTTTGCAAAGTTGTTAAAATTAAAGTGTCAAGCGGTGATAAAGAAAACGATAAAATAAAACGCCGTTGATAACGGTTCAACCGTTTTAAGATAGAGAACTTTCAAAAATAGTCTTTAACTAATTTTGCAAAGTTGTTAAAATGAAAGTGTCAAGAGCAAAAGTAAAACCTAGTTTGAAAAATTGCTCTATGGTGCTAACAATTAGGTAGCTAGTCCTTAACTAGCAAGGTGGTACACTTATGAATAAGACAGATATTCTTTCAGCATTTGCAACTTTTGATGATGATGGTAATGCTACTGGTTTTGATGTAGAAGGTCTTTCAGCCCTTCTTGCTGATATAGCCGATGATTTGGGCAATATTGATTTTGACACTTATAACAAGCTGATTACCGCACTGGTTTCCGCAAGAGCAAAGAAGCGTGAAGCAAACAAGACCGCCATCAAGGCTCAAAAGGAAGCAAAGGATGCCATTAACGGTGAACGTGGAAAAGCATACTATGATTCACTTCCTATTGGTGCCGAGTTTGAAATTGAAACTTCAAACGGTATTGTCAAGGTAAAGAAGATTGAAACAAAGTCCAAGACAGGTTCAACCGCGGCTTGTGAACTTATAAATCCGCCCGAGGGTTCAAAGACCGCCAAGCGTTATCCGAAGTTCTGCAAGGTTGTTGTCCCTGCTGAGTTCAGCGTGGAAAAGAAAGAAGAAGTAGCCTAAACTAACCACTAGGGGATTTTACTCCCCTAGTGTTAAAAAGATAGTCTTATTGGAGGGCTTTATGGAACAAATTGTTTTAAGGGAACTCAATAGGATAAAAGAAGAAATTAAAAACTGTAAAGACTTGTTTATTCGTATGTTGCTGATAAAGCAGTATGACGATTTGGCTAAAAGCTGGTTAATGTTTAAGGGGAACTAAATTGGATATTTTGGCAATTATCTTGATGATTATTGGAAGCATCATCAAAAACATTGGCTTTATTTGGGCTGGTCTTTGGGTTGCTTTGGCTGGTTTTGTTTTGACATATCTTGCTTCTGTTTATTATAAGAAGGAAAAGTCAGACAAGAAGGAAACAGAAGAAACCAAAAAGAAGATGAAACTTATTATTAGTTTTATCGTATATTCAATTTTGATTGTGACTTGCTCAGTCATTATAAGATTTGGGCTTATCTAAATGGTCTTTAACTGGCTTGTTAAACCAGTTATAATAAATAACAACTTAATAAACAATAGGTAGGTAATTGGAATGGTTATTGATGACAACTATTTTTCTGATGGAATGTTTGTTCTTGCAAAATTGTATTTTACAAAAACACTTGACAGGATTATTTACAGGATTAACGATAAATTTTCGGACGAATTCTGTATTGATTATGACATTGTTGAATATAACAACAACAAAAGATGTGCTATACACGTAAGTTCAATCAATCGTAAAGAAATTCCTTCTGAAGAAATCAGAGAAATAAGAGAACTTATTAGAAGCACTATAAATGAAAACTTTGAAAATAAAGCGTTCAAAAACAGTGTTACTGCTGTAACCGCTCCTGCTATCTATAATGGTTCTGTAGTAAATTTTGTTTTGCTACCCTACTAATAAATGTCTTTAACTTCTTTGTAAAAAGGAGTATAATAAAATAGTCAACTGGAAGTTTGGCTTGCTAGGTTCCCAGTTCTGCAATCGGCTTCTTTCTTAGAAGTAATTTTTTAAGAGCCAATAGTATAAGGTGTACACTCCACTATAAGGGGAGGTGAGAGTTTCGATTACTCTCTTGGCTATACCCACTGGGTGTCAAAATCAGTCTTGAACTTTTGTTCAAGACTGATTATAATCAATACTGTAAGGAGAACAACAATGGCAATTAAGACAAAAACAACAGAAGTATTTGCTTTCGATGAGAATGACAAAAAGCAGATTATCAATAATTTGGAAAGGCTTGAAAAAATGTTCTTGGCAAGCAACTGTTCTATGTTGGCTGAAAATATGGAACAGTACTATGACGATGTTGATTTTGATACATTTGCCAGGGCACTGAACATTCCTTTCATTAACGAAATAAATGATAACCTTGGCGATGATGATGACATGGTCAATTCATTATTTGAAGATGATATATTTCCTTGGATAAAAGAAGATTGTCCAGATTTAGAAGAAGAAACAAGATTTACCTATGAAGATCTTGACAACTTTGGAAATATAAGAAGTATGTCAGATTCAGAAGCTCTTGAATATATTGATAGCAGCGTTGATATTGATTCTGTTTTGGGCTGGATTGTGAATGAAGGCTCTCAAAAGTTCGGTGCCGCTTTGAGAGATGAGTTTGTAAACTGGTTTGTTCATCAGGTATAAAGTAAAAAAGGCTAATGCACAGGCTATTCCGCCAGACGACCGAAAGGCCGAAAAGACGAGTTGGATGGGTAGCCACTAGCCGAAAAAATTCTACTCCCTCTGTAACAGAGGGAAAAGGCTAATCACGGTTCCCTAGAGTGTATTTATCACTCTAGGGATTTTTTATTTGCTTAAAACCGTTATACATTATTTTACACTTATATAAAATCTTCTAAAAAAGTCTTTAACTAATTTTGCAAATTGGTTATAATAGAAGCATAGGGAGCGTAAATGACCAACAGAATTACATCGGCAGATATAGCCAAACTGATACAGGGTGAAAAGATGAAGGGCAAAAAAACCTTAAAGCTCAAAACAAGCCAGGTGGAGTTTTTTAAGGATAAAAAGCCAAAAATCTTTTTACAGACTATCGGGCTAAAAGATGTTGAAAACTATCTTACTGAAAACAACTATACTTTTGAGTATGAAAAAACTGAAAAGCAGGTTTCAGTAGGATATGACATGAAGGGTACTATTAAGAAATGTAGTGTTCGTGATTTGAAAACTACTAATCTTGTAGTAAAATGGTCTTGAACTAATTTTCAAAGACTGTTAAAATAATAAGCGTGAGGTGATAACAATGAAAGCAATTTATGTTTCTGATGATGGAAAATACTTTACAGACCCTGAGGAATGTAGGAAATATGAATTATCCCAGAATGGATATGAAGTGGAAATTAAGGAAGATTCTTTTATTGTTTTGAGTAATACATATCCCAACAAACAGAAGTGTCAACAACTTGTTGCTGATTATATTCATGGTATATGTGCAAGCTTAACCGCAAAGAACTTTGACAAATACAGGAATTATAAAATTACTGTAAGACATAAAGGTGAACGTAATACCTTTTATCTGCTTGCCCTTCTTAAAGAAGTTCCAGCACACTACAAGATTGATTCAAATATCTTTGACAAGTTGATTCATTAAAGGAGGAATAACAATGTTCGTAGAATTTGAGAGCAAATCTAAAATCGAAGCTATAAACAAATGGGCAAATGAACACTCAAAAGAGTATTCAGATTTTGAAGTTTCTTGCTTCTTCAATAGCAATTTTTTCCGCATTTCTTTTGAAGAAGCAAGCGAAGAACTTTTTGAAAATGATGATAAAGATATAGCGGCAGGCAAGCCAGCCTTTTATTATAAAAAGGTTAAGCTTGAATACTATTACGATTGCCGTATTGAAAACAGGATTATGGACATAGATAGCAAAAAGATGATAATTGTTATCAGTCCTCTCAATTCCTCTCCCTCTATGTTCTAATCATAGTTCCCTAGGGTGTATTTATCACCCTAGGGATTTTTTATTACCGTTATACATTATTTTACACTTATGTAAACCTACCAAACAAATTGGTCTTTAACAAATTTTGAATAAGGATTATAATTTAGGAGTAAGGTGAGCAAAATTAAGTTTTGACTGGCTTTTTAAGTTTTTCAAAATTTATGCTCTACTAGAAAAGCAACTTTAGATAGTGTTGCTACCTTACTTCAAAATTGGTCTTTAACCTTTTTTGAACAAGGATTATAATTTAGTTGTCAAGAGCAAAAGTAAAACCTAGTTTGAAAAATTGCTCAAGACACTTTTTGGCAACTGTCGCCTATTTTATAGACAGTAAGGAAATAAACATTATGAACGTACAGGACGTAATTCTTGCTTTTACAACCCGCAATGATGATGGTGAAGTAACAAACTTCGATTTTACAGCTTTTGATGAACTTGTTTCAGCTTTGGTAACCGAAAGAAAGAACATTCGTGAGCAGAACAAGAAGGAAATCAAGGCTCAGAAGGAAGCTGCAAAGGAAAATGATGCAGAAGCTGGAAAGGCTTACTACAATGCCCTTAAAGAGGGAGCTACCTTCCAGTATAAGACTGCTGATGGTACAGTGGTTGAAGCTAGGAAGATTAAGACCAAATCTGGTACAGGTTCTACTGCCGCCTGTGAGCTTATCTACCCACCAGCTGGTGCTAAGACCGCTAAACGCTATCCCAAGTTCTATCAGGTGGTTGTTCCAGTGGCAACCGAAACTGCTGAGGAAGTGGTAGCCTAGTCTATTGGGGAGCTAATAGCTCCCCCTTAATCAAAACAAATTTACTGAGGACTAGCAATGTATATAATTACTGATATTAGAATTGCCAATGATGACGGATTGATTTCCAATTTACTTGAAAGACTTTTAAGCAAATCTTTCAATAGCATAGCAGAAATTGCCAATATTATTACTGGACTGGATTATACTTTCCACTATACACTTGTAGAGGACTACAAGATTTGTGAGATTTCCGACAATAAAACTTGTCTTGCCACTTTCAGATTGGTAGAAGGAAAGGTCTTCTCTTACGAAAAGATTGAAAGGTTTTTCATACAATTACTTGCAACTAGATTTGCCGATAGTGGTGATGATACCTTCTATGCCCAAATCACCTTTTCTAAAAGCAAAGAGCTTGCAAAGAAGTATCTTGATTATTTCTATCAGATTGTAGAAAAGTTCGATCTTGCAGACTATTTTCCTGAAAAAAATAGTTTTACACTTCAGTTTAATGAGCAAACTGGAAATTACTATTATTCCTAATATATACCACCTTTGCCCTAGAGGAAACCCCTCTAGGGCTTTTTTTGTTTTTCCGTTTT